ACTTTTTCAGATAATGTCTTTATTTTCTTTTGAAGAGTAGACTTTTCGTCTGGAGAAGCTTTATCTAATAGTTCCATCATATCAGAAGTTAATTCATTCATATAATCTTCTAATTCTTGCATTGTTTTTGAGCTATCATGATGCATATCTTTGCTTTCCATATACATCTTTCTCTTCATTGGACTTTTTCCTTCGCGTTCATCGCGGAGATATAGCGGATAATCTCTTTCGGTATAGTAACTGCGGCCAGCGCTTCCTTGCGATTGCGAGGGGCTTCTAGTTTGGGCTGAGTTAGACTGAAAGTTATCGGGATAATACATCCTCCCTGACCATTTATCCATATCTCTATAATAGTCGGAAGAAGGCATATACCTTTCTGTGTAATACTAAGGTTCTTGCTTTTCTTCCATCTGCTTATAAATCTCGCAATAATACATTGTCTCGGCAAGGTCTTTGATCATATCAATAACTTCGCCAAGTTCTTTTGTGTCTACTTTTTTTAAATCTCCCATCTGAGATTGAACCTAGGAGATTAATTGTTCTTTAATAGCCTCTAATTGTTTCATTACGCCACCCTCTCAATAATTAAATTAGCATTCTGTACATTGACAGGGATAACACCTATATTTTCAACACTTACTTGACTACAACAACCAATCGGCACATCTATATATAGACTTCCGCCAACATTATTGTATTCTTCTACGGCTGCTGGGGTAGAAATCATTGTTGAGGTGGCAACAGGCTCTCCATTAATTGAGATTGCGAGAGATATAGGTCCAACAGTTTCTCCAGTTGGCACTGCGATATTTGCTCCAAACTCAATTAGGAATCTTGCACGACATTGACCATTTGGTAATCCGCGCAAGCCAACTAGTCCGCTTCCTTCTCTATGAATCATTGAGCAATTCCCAGGAACTGCTGTTTCAGTAAAAAGGACAGCCTAATTTACAGCAACAGTTTGAGTTGCATTGGCAGTTATTTCCATTACTATTTACCCTCCTTGATTAGCCCATAAAGCCATTACATACTGGTCCACCATACATTGCGTTATATCCATATGTGCCAAGAGTACCAGTATATGGATTTGCTACAATATATGCGGGCTCAGCCGCAGGGCGTAAAGCGTTGATTAAATAAGCGTTCTGCTCGCTTTGAGAAATCTGTCCTTTAAGCGCAGCATTTTCAGTGGTAAGAGCTGTAATACGATCTTGCACTAAGAAGTCAAGAATTGCGCGAGTGTTGTTATTTGCGTTATCAATGACATCGCGAACACCCGTAGTGACTGCTGCACGATCAGCACAAGCTTCTGTGGCTAAGTTGTAATTAAGAGTAGCAAAACCACTATCAATAGCATTACGGGTCTGGCAGCAACACAGTTGTTCATCTGCGCTATGTGCGGCTAACTGAGCCTGAAGAGCATTGGTATTTTGTAATCCAGCAACCGTACCAGCGTTGATAGCCTGAACTGTGTCAAAGCCAGAATTACAAATCTATGACTGAGTATTTGCAAAGCCTGTTAACAGACCAGTATTTAATCCGTAGAAGCCATTCGCTACAGCAGAAGAGAGATCTCTGACGCCGCTTGAAACATCATGCATATCAAAGTTATAACCAATATCAGCGGTGACATTAGTTCCGGAACCGCCGCCAAAGCCGCCCCAACCATTGCCCCATCCGCCAAAAGCAAACAGGAATAATAGAATGATCCACCAGCCGCCAGCTCCCCAGCCGTCGCCGCCAAATAGACCACCATTGCCGCCAGTGACAGCAGCAATATCAGATAAAGAATAGCCTTCGCTTGAATTAAACATAAAAAAACCTCCATTTAAATTCCTAATTGTTGCCTAAAAGCAGCAAATTCTTTATCGAAATCGAGGCCTCTTTGAGCGCATAGGTTTCTCGCGACTTGCTCTATTCCTTTCGTATCATTATTTTGTGCCATTGAGATCAGGTTCTATCCAATTGGACTGTTGCCTGCGGTTTTCTACAACATATTTAGTAGCATTGCCTAAGGATTGCCACCGCTCCTAACCATTTGCATGAATTGCATAGCATTCATTTAAAAAGCCTCTTTTCCTTAAAAATTGAATTCAGGAATAGAAGTTTGTTCAGTTTGAGTTTGATCAGGACTCTTCTTCACAAGATTAGCCTGTGCCAATACCTGTTTTAATGCTGTCATTGTAGAATTAAATTCTTCGCGCGTGACATAATTAGTTGAATTAGTCGTAGGCGGTATTTCCTTTAATTCATACATATTTAATGAAGCTGTTCCATCTACATTGCATTGTTTAGTATAGATCTTTCCATTGGCCAAATCTGGAAAGAAAGAAACAGTTCCATCAAAATCGACTGCGGCCGCTCGAACCTCCTCAAGACCAGACACTGGACGTCCTTTCAACCCGAGCGCAGGTTGACGTGCCTAGACCATTGGTGGTTGATAATAATAATTTTGATTTTGTTGATATGGCATATTGACTAAACCTCCTTTTACCAAAAATTCACGGGAATTTTTCCCTTCCCGCATTATTTCTTAAAAAACATTTTAGATCAACTAATAGCGTTTGACCAAAAATTCCCAGGAAATTTTGGTAATGGGCAAATCTTTATAAAAATATTATTTTAACTTATAAATTATTTTAGAAGGGCATTGGACAAAGGAGGGATTGATTACTAATGGATGTTTGGGAATGGATTGCTAAATACTGGATTAACTGGGCCTGCTTATTAGTTGCTACAGGAATCGGTATTTTTGCGAAACATTATGTGAAACTACAGAAAAAAGCATTAGAAGAAAAGTGGAAAGAAAAAGAAAAAAATATGTGCGGAAAAATAATCTGTACTTTAGAAGAGCAGATTTAGAAGGTAGAAACTTAGTCAACAGAAGAAGATGAAAAACTTCACATGGAACTAAATGAAATTTATCAAGATGTTGATATTTTAGAGTCTGGAATGTTATCTCTTCAAGGAAAACAGTTTAGGGATTTGTGTGAAAAACTATTAGAAACTGGATATTATATTACTGTTGACGAGTATGAAGAATTTGAAACAGAATACGAGGTCTATAAAAAACTTGGCGGTAATCACCGCGGAGATGCTTTACATGATAGAGTGGTAGACAAAGTAAATGCTCAAATTAAATCCGAAAACAAATAAAAAAAAGGGCGATAGTCAATTAAGACTATCGCCCTTTTTTTTTATTTTATTCACCCCAGTCATTTCCTAATGACCGAATTTTATGTGCGCCAATACAAATGGCATCGCATTCATCTTGCGTTGGTTTTACATTATAATTGGTAATGACCCACTGTTGAGCATTTTTCTTTTGTTCAGGCCTTGTTTTACCTTTAATTCCTAAAGTTGATTTCCAAGTTCCCGCTAAAACAGCTTCAACAGGTTTTTCCATATCTATACAGAGTTCATAGAGAACTCCAAATACTTCAGCAAGAGCTTTAAATGTCTAAACATTATTTACTCGCTAACCATCCATATATATATCTTCAAGGATTACAGCGTCAATATGCTCATCATCTATTAAATGTTCCACTTCTTGACGAATTACATGGAGTCTTTCGCCTAACTCGAAGTATTTACTGACATCAATCTTGCCATACTGCTCAAGTGTATCCCCATCAAAGATGGCCCAGCCGGACACTCGACTCGCCTGGTCTAATGCCAGGATTCTCATGATGTGGACCCAAAGCCTCCAAGACGCTTGGCCGCTATTACCTCGCCAGTCGTAAAATACGGAAGGAAAATACCCTGTCCAATTTTCTCTCCCTTTTGGAGGATAATGTCTTGAGGGAAGAGGTTAATTATCTGGAAGAAGATATGTCCTTCGTTATCAGGATTATTATAATAGTCACTGTCAACTACGCCGACTCCATTAGCAAGGATTAACCATGACTTAAGAGGACAGGATGACCTAACAGAGAGTTGTAGATACATATCATCGGGAATGTATGCTTTTACTCCTGTTGGAACCAATGTGGGTCTATATCCTGTTGCTTTAGTGAAGTTTGCGACCTCTCCGAGAGTTAGGGGGCTATCAATGAAGGTATCTCCTGGAAAAGCTTTGATTGAAGGAATAATAATATCTTCAGCTACATAAAAATCATATCCGGCGCTATGAGCAGTTGCTCTCGTCGGAAGGAGTTCTGGATGCTCCTTATATTTTGTTATTAATTCAAAACTCGGTCTCATACCCAACGTCCTGTCCATAACTGACGTCAACCATTGACTCAGGCTCTTTTTCATTATTAAACACCTTCTTAGCTTTTACGAGCTGATACTCTTCAATAACTTCTCCCTTTGCCTTAATTTGCTTGGTAGCATAACTAAAAGCGGTAAGTTCAAAGTTTGGGTCTGCCAGAAGCTCTTCATGAAGAGCTTCTACATCTTCTACTGTTTCGACTCTATAGGTAGTCACATCATTGATTAAATACTTTACCATTTATTAACATCCTCACATTTTTATTTGAATAATTTAGTTTTAATTCTGCTAATAGTTTCTCGCCAACGTGTTGTACAAATTCTTGATTTCCGCTTAATTCTATCTCGCTGAAATTCTTTTCTTCCAGAAGACCCATTACTGTGTTGTTCATATTTTCAACTGTTGAGCGGACAATCTTTTCAATTTCTCCATCGTCATTTGCGATGTAAATATTCTGATGTAAAGTAAAAAGATTTACATCTATAAACATTTTATATTCCATAAGTCACTACTCCATTATCATAAGGAAACAGTAAATAATCTTCAACGCCCTCTTCATCCCTTAGCCATATTTCATAATGGTCATTGGCGTCTTCATCTGTAGCAATATATTTATCCATTTCCTTAATAATAGTAATTACACTTTCTCCAAGAGAAGAGAATTGATCAGATGGAAGCACCATTGGTTTTTCTCTTTTGAAGACCGTATAATAATTTTTTTGACGACATAAAAACATAAAGTAGTTTGAATCTTTATACTTTTCGTCGAATTTATTTAAGCGTTCTTGTAGATCTTGAATTTTTATCTTATCATAAGATGGGAGTTGGCTGATAATATTTTGATTCATTTCATACAGGGAAAGAGCAATTTCGCTTTTTCCCTTTATTTTTTTATTTTCCATCCTATCTTAATTCCTTCATATTTAATATTCTTTGGTTGCGGCTGCCCCTTAATGGGAGCGTTATGTCTCGTTCTTCAGAAATAAATGGCCCATCAATAAGATAATCTATACTATTTAAAATATTATCCAACTTTGGTTCAGGTCTACTCTATAGTTCTTCATAAGTATATCCTGTCCATAGATAAATCTTTATATTAGGATAATTATCTCTTACTGTTAGAATAATTAGATTTGTTAAGAATAAATTTTCCTAACAGAGAGGTTCGCCGCCCATAATGTTTAAATTCCTTTGTATTCCATTTGCGCATAAATCATTTAATAGAGAAGTTAAAGTTTCTTGAGTAAATTCTTTGCCTCCGGTAAAAGACCAAGTTTGTGGATTATGGCAGTCTTTACAGTGAAGGGGACACCCCTGGACGAAGAAGGATACGCACATTCCTTCTCCGCCAGCAATGTCATTTCTTATTATTCCAGCGTACTACATTACTCAAGCACCCCCACGTGCTTGACTCTATGATGAACTTCATCTTGCTTACCCTTATTAAAAGCCGTGGTATAGTTACCAGTAAGATAGCCTGTTACACGCCTTAACTGCTGAATATTGCTGCTGCCGCAAACAGGACAGGCATCATTGATTTCTCCTTGGAAACCGCAATCCAAGCAAGTATCACTCGGAACATTGATAGCAAAATAAGGAATATCATGTTCCATGGCGTAATTAACAATTTGCTCAAGAGCTTTTGTATTATGAATAGCAGAAGCATCAAGTTCAACATAAGTAATACATCCAGCATTTGAATATCCTGTCAACTGAGATTCAATATCAATCTTTTCAAACGGGCTAAGATTGTGCCATACTGGAACGTGAATAGAGTTTGTGAAGAATTCTTTATCGCTTACGTGCTCAATAATTCCCCACTTATCTCTAAACTTTTTAAGCGCGGTATAGCAAAGGTTTTCCGCAGGCGTATAATACACTCCAAAATTCAGATGATATTCCTATTTGAATTCTGCGCAACGATTCTTAAATAGTTGCTCAATATGCTTAGCAACTTCCATTCCTTTTTGATCAGTATGGTCACAATTCAACATAATCTGTAAAGCTTCCGCGAGTCCTAACTAACCAATTACTAATGTACCATGTTTTAACGCACTACGGATTCCTTCTTCTGGCTTATAACCCATCATAGTGTGATTTTCATACATAAACTTTGCGCTTGAAGCATCTTGTGAGCATATCCAATCAAATCTCTCTATTAACATATCTTTTGCTTCATGAATTTTCTTATCAAGGAGAATTAAGAAAGCATCAACAATATCTATGTCTTCCCCTTTTAAAATTGTCTGTCTTGCTTGCATAGCTAATTCAGGAAGAATAATAGTAACAGGACAAATATTGCCACGACCATCTTTTGTCTACGAATTAGTCCCAGGTTCGGCATTGATATCTATCCCGTTCGCTGTGCGGCATCCCATTGTTGAAAAATAGGTCTTCGGGTCATTTACATCATATCCAGCATTTCCAGACCAGTCTATATTAGCATAGTTTGGATAGAGCCTCTTTGCTGTACTCTTTAATGCTAATTGATATAGATCATAATTAGGGGTCCCAGGTTTATCATTTACACCTTTCATATATTGGAAGATTCCACATGGGAAAATACTTGTCTTATATAAAGTTCCAAGTCCTTCTATACTTACATCTAACAGAGCTTTTGTAAACATTCTTCCTTCTGGAAGTGTACAAGTTCCATAGTTGATGCTTGTGAAAGGTAATTGATTTCCAGATCTACTTTGAAGGGTATTAAGATTATGATAAAGACCTTCTACCGCTTGATGAACCTCTCTCTGTGTCATTTTTAAAGCATAATTATAGACTTTCTCAACGCAATCATACGGATGAGGTTGTCCAGCTGTTTTATAAACTTCGTCTTCTATAGAAGTTTCCATTGGGTTAATATTAGCTCGTAAAAAGTTTCTTTCTGGCTCTCTGGCATCTTTAACTTCCCAAACAAAGTCTAATCCATCCATATAGTGTTTAAAGAAACTTTTCCGAATATAAGGAACCATGGTCCAGTCTATATGAGTTGCGGCTACACCACCAAACTACTGTAGGCTTTGTAGCTAAAAAATTACCGCAACAAGCTGGCACGCTGTGTTCACAGAACCGGCCGGCCGCACGTCTGTCTGACGAGTATTAAAACCTTTTGCGAGCAACTCGTCAAAGGGAATACTTAAACAGTTGTGAGAGCCAACAGCATAGGCATCAAGGTCATGAATATAAATCATATTGCCTTCATGGTTCTCTCTTGCCATTTTTGAAACCAAATTATCCAAAGCATATTGCTTTGTCATATAGGAAGAAGCTTCGCCTATCCGCCCGCCAAAAGAGTGTTCATCAACGTTAGCATTTTGATTCTACACATTTCTTGCTTCCAGCTTTTCGCCAATAGCGTCAAAGAAATCTGACTTAATATCTCTTGCCACTTCTTTCTTATAACGATAGCGGATGTATGCGCGGGCGACATCAGGCCGCTCTGAACGCATTAGATAATCTTCTACCCAATCTTGAATAGTTTCAACATTAACTGTAATAGGACTTTTTTCAACCGCTTGTTGAATTTCTGCTGCTATATCTTTAGCAGTGTCATCTTCATAAAGCTATCCATCAACCTCTTTAAAAGCTGCATTGATGGCTGATATAATTTTTCTTCTATCAAAAATAACGAGAGAACCATCTCTCTTTTCAATAAACATTTTTTAATCCTCCAACACAATATTTAGTTAATCATAAAATGACCATCTATATATATTGTGATTTTAATTAAAACAATTAATCACTCTTGCCCAATTCCTCTATGAGTCTATTTATATACCAAATACTTTTCTTTAAATCTTCAACGCCATTTTTATTTTTCCAACGCCAAAGATATTTAATGGCGTTGGCCGTGCATACTGCCTCAATGCCCTCTAAACCAACGGTTGCTGCTTTAAGAGCATCGATACATTCTATTCCTCCAGCTGTGTAATGCGCTGGGTGATTTACCATATCGGCGGGTTGGGATTCTTGTTTTGGCCTATCCTCTAGTTCACACTTATCCATATTTCCATAACAACTCACAGGGGGAGCATATTTCTAACCCATGCAATTTCCAAAAACCCCGTTTTCTTCAAAATACTTACATTTCATTCTCCGCTCTCTCCTTTGTATCTTTCATTCTAAAGGACTAAATCTCCTTCTGGGGAGACTTCAAGAATGTGATAGAGTTGATGTCCACCTGAAGACGCATATTTTTTTGTTATAAACGTATCCCCTGAACGAATACCTTGAACCATAATCATATTTCCTCTATCAAACCATGATTTCTCTACCACATGTCGTACACCATCTTCTCCGCGTTCTGAAATGCGTTTATCGAACAAAGCAAAATACTCTTTTCTAAATTTAACATTCACAACACCATCTGTGGTAAGAATAGTTACAACACCTTTTGTTTTATTCTTTGCTATACAAGTTCCAGCAATTCGAGTGAGTTTAAATAGATGTATAGCTTTATTCCCCTTGTAAAATGTTCTATCTATTTCTGGATCTTCTGGCAAATCGTTAAAATTGCTTAATCCATATTTAGGCATGTCAACTTTTGCTAATTCATGGTCATGGCTATAGAAACAAAGAACTTCCATTTCCCAAGCAGAATAGTTTGCGTCACCAGCATATTTTTTCCAGTCGGCTTCAAATATTCTACTATTAAGCTCAGAAAGAACTTCTTCTCCATCTACGCGCAGCCACTCTCTGAATACATCCATAAAAGTTTGATACTTTTTATCCCACTTCTTCATATTAAGAAAATGGTCATTTTCAATTAAATTTTCAAATCCTAACTTATATAAAAATTCAATAGCTCTTGTATCAAGACTATATTCGGTTGTAAGATTTGGAAGTTTACATACTGCTTTTAAATATCTATTAAACTCATAAACGCTATATGCTATTTGTCGTTCCTCTGTGTCTCGCGGAACCATATCTTGTCTTATTAAGGTTGGGAAGTTTTGTAATGTTAATCTTGACTTTTTATCACAAGTTTCCCAAATGTACCAAGCCATCGCAAGTTTTCTTTCCATCATATCATCAAAAGCTCCTGCTTTGATCAATGATACCATAGCCTACTTTGTTGGTTTAATGCGTTTATAAAAATCTTTAATTCCTCTATATGGACGATTCTCGATAATCTTATTTACCAAATCATCGTTAACGTTCAGCAATGCTTTCATTCCAAAGAGGATTCTGTTGTTCTTTACATCTGGCTTAAAACCAAAATCTGAACCATTTATATCTACAAGACTGACTTTTATACCAGCGTTAATAATATCATTTAACGCTTTTGCGACTTTTCCGTAATCAGTGCTTGTTGCTTTCTTTTTCTTATCATCCTCAACTTCTTCTTCATCGGCATCATATAATGCTTCGCCTTCTTCATCAATAGCATCCTCAAGAGAACCACTATTAACTACTAAACACGCAGTATCCCAATATATAGGGTTCCAGTGAGTGCCAAGGTATAATGTTTGCGCGCCGATGAAACTATATGCCAGGGCATGAATTACACTGAACGAATAACCCATCTGCGGCCCAGCTCCAAAGCGCCAAACGTATTGGCCAAGGCGAGGACTTTTTGCGCGTTTGAGAACCTGCTCGCGCAGTTGAGGAATCTTTGACATTTGTTTCTTACCGACAATCTTTCTGGCACTATTTGCTTCACCTAAGCTGAAGCCGCAAATATCATCGTCCATCAACATTTTCATTAACTGCTCTTGGCTTGGCGGCACTCCATAAGATGGTTTAAAATATGGCTCAAGAGTTTTCTGCTCTTTTTTAGTCAAACCAAAATTATCCATCTCTTCATACCACAAACTAATATCATTTTTATAACGATAATATTTATCAATCGGACGCTCTTGGCCTTCCTCACCCATTAAACGAATTAAACCATTTGCGTCTGCCATTTCTAATATTGTTCGAGGTTTTAATTGTTTTGCCGCTTTAGAACCTTCTGCGCTATCAAACTGGAAGGTATTGATAACGGATACATCACCAAGAGCATCCCACATTTTTGTATCTGTCTTAATCGGCAATACGCTCGGATGGAGATATTTATTATATATCTCTCGCAGGCTTAAATCTTTTTCAATTTCTCCATCCTCTTGGAGGAACTGAATAGTTTGAACTATCTTATCTTGAACTTCTGTTACCAGAAAGTCATATTTAGTATTTCCACAATATTCTACGTCGTGTAGATTCCACTGTGTTATAATTTCTCCTTTTGGAGTTTTCATAAAAGCACAATGCTCAAAAGGGTCTTTATCAAAAAGAAGAATTCCAGAAGCATGAGAACTGCGCTTATTAACAAGTCCTTCTATACCCTCAATGATTTCTAAAAGACCTGGATAATTGTTTACTTCATTTATAAAGGTTTGAACGGGCTTACGATTCTTTTCTTCATTACCATATATAACATCATGTATCGGCCAAAGGAATCCTCTCTCTTGAGGAATTAATGATGCCATATATTGCGCTTCATTAACATCAATACCATCATGATATTCTTCTATAACTTCTTCGTGCCCACTCGGTACGCCAGTGGTTGTATACCCACTTCCTGGGCCACGATAGCCTCTACACGCAGTAAGAACAGCAGATTTTGTACCTTCTGTTCCAAAAGTAGAAATTCTGGTACATCCAAAGAGTTTCTTTGCCCATTCTGGAACACTTTCATAGAACATCTTACTGCGCTCTGCCGCAATTTTCTGAAGGATTAGACCAATCTTTGATGGACATAGATCAATATCGATATCACCGAGTTCGACTCTCTCTTCGTTTAGATATCTGAAGAATGGAAGTTCCCATTCTATCGGGTCTAATTGAGTTATGCCTAAAAGATAATGGTTTAGCGCAGCGCAAGATGAACCACGTCCTGCTCCAACCATTGAGCCACAATCCCAAATTAAATCAATATAATGTTGAAGTGTATTAGGATAACGAAACATATTTGTTTCTAATTTTTCACCGATTACACTTTTTACTCTGGCTTCTTCTTCCAGCTCTTTCAGATATAGCTCATTAAGTCCAATTTTCTTATCAATGAGTGATTCAAAGCATTGATTTACCCAATAACGATTTTGAATATCATCAGATAAAAATAATGATTTTAATGTAGGATATTTTTCCATTTCATCAGCATAATCATTATTATTACCCCACCAGGCTGTTTTTGGATAATCTTTCACTTCTACAGAAGGAATATCTTGCTTATGAAAAAGAGAATACTTTTTTATTTTATTTTGTATTTCTAAAGTATTCTCTAATATCTTTTCAATATAGTCTGCTTCAAAAGACCATTTTAGTAAATATGAAACTTCATCGTAATCCATAAGGTATGTAAATTCATAGAATGAGTCTACTTCTCTATCTCCTTCTTTAGAGTTAAGATATGCCTTATGAACCGACCTTTCATTCTTTGTAAGATAATGTGCGTCTGTGCCAACAACCATCTTTATTTTATAGAAGTCAGCTATCTTTTGACACACCTGATTTACTGTTATCTGTTCGGGGGATGTGCCTGGCGCGCACTCAACATAAAAATCTTCCCCAAATAAATCTAAACAATATGTTAAAAAATCATTTATTTGTTTATAATATACCATAGCATTGTTCATATCATTTATCATCTTTGCTTTGGTATACATTAAAGCCGTACTTGGAAGTTCTCCTCCTATACATGCTGTAGTTGCTATTAAATGACCTTTAAATTTATTTACAATTTCACTTAACTCTTCTTTTGTGGTTGGAACTCTTTCCATTTTTCTATCAACATAAGAGTTCATCCATGCTTTTGAACTTAATTCACGAAGAGCCCTATGCCCAATTTCATCCTTTGCGATAAGAATGAAATGATAATACTGTTGTCTTGAAAATCTTTCATTGATAAGATATATTTCATTTCCAAAAGCAACTATGAAGTCTGGATGCTTCTCCTTGACTTCTTTCATATATTTCTCAACTTCAATATGAGCTGATAAGCACTCGTGGTCTGTTATCGCAATTCCTGAAAGACCTAACTCGATAGCTTTGTCTATAACATCTTTAGGCTTATTGATTGAATCAATTAGCCTTAAATTACTATACATCGTATGTGTATGACAATTAAAGTATGGTTTCATTGGCAACCTCCACTTTTATCATACTTATATTATACCATATTTTTTAATATATCACAACTAATTTGTCTATCGCTCTTGTTATACCTGTATACATATATCTGCGGCGCTCATCTGCCTACCGCGGCCATCCTGATTCTTGGAAGAGTAGGACTTTACTCCATTCGCTACCTTGAGCTTTCCATACCGTAATGGCATATCCAAAGTTTGCGTGAAGAGGAACAGCTAATTCGTATCTATTAGTTAGTATATACTCTTCTTTGCTCGTTAGCGCAGGTTGACCTGTCATAATTTCTGTATAGTCAAAAGGTAGAAAGTCAAACTTCTCTCCCTCTTCATCGCCAGAAATAGTCGCTACTAATACTGGAACGCTTAATGGAGTTTTTCTTAACATGTATGGATACGGCCAATCTTGTCTCTCCATTTGTATAATCTTCCCAATAACTCCATTAGTTAATGGGTTTTCATAATTAGAGGTAATTTCCCATTCGTTATGAATATTGATTATTTTATCTCCTAACTGAACTTCTGGAAGAAAACCATAAGCATTACGCATACGCTGATTAAGAGCGATTTTATTTTTATTTGTCGCACATAATACTTGGTCAGCCCATGTAAGCATTGAGTCAGAAACATCATTTTTGTTAAAAATCATAACTTGCTCATTGCGGCACGGGAATGTCAGGAGAGGTTTTCCTTCTCTAATGTGCATTGAAAGACGAATAATCTCACTTTCTTGCGCCTGCCTCATAATCTCATCAAGAAAGATATGGGGATTATCAAGAACGTGATTGTTTGGATCTTCCTTTCCATCTGGAACTGGCGGAAGTTGTTCTGGATCTCCACAAGCAAGAATGTAAAAGTCGTATCCGCAAAGAAGGTCCCACATGCTCTTTGGAAGCATTGATACTTCATCTACTACCACTACCCTGATACCTTCCTTCAGCATTTCAGCTCTCTTCTTTGCTGTAAAAAGGTATTTACCATTTGGCATAAGTTTTGCGTGGTAGATAAGTTTATGGGCGGTAGTCGCACCATGGCATCCTTTATTTTTAAGGACGTTAGCGGCCTTGCCTGTGTACGCTACATAACGAACCTCATCTGGCTCTAGACCCATCGCCGCAATTATAAATTTAATTAAAGTTGACTTACCTGTTCCAGCATAGCCACTTATGACAGTATATTTTTCTTTATCATACCATCTCTTGAGAGCTATCTTCAATCCTTCTTCTTGCTTTTTCGTAAGCTCCATTGTCGTGTCTCACCACCCAATCTTGATACTCTTGGAACCAAACATTATATCTGCTTTCAAAGTACATGCATGTATCATACCCATCTAATATTTCAAAAGTATAAACGCCATAGACATTCTTAAACATTTCATCATATTTATTTTCTATTGCTTCTCTAACGCTCCAAATGCTTCTTCCATGTGTTAAATATTCACTGAAATCGTAATTATCTAAAAGCTCCACCTGTCTCTTAAAATCGATGTCAGCCTCGCTCTGTTCTTTGATGTATTCAGTCGCAAGTTCTTTCATTATCTATAAAAACTCCTATTTTATTATATATAAATATTATACCATATATTTTCATTATACGCAAGACTTTGAGAAAATAAGGTTTTCTGGTAAATGCGCCATTTTGGACTAAAATTTTGAAAAGGCACTTTTAATTCGGCGGGACGATTGTATCCAGCGTGTGCGGCCGGAGCTGTCATAATGCGCATGGGGGTGTGGTGTAAGGAACTTTTACCCGCGGCCGCAAATAAAAATAAGGGGCTATGAAATAAATCATAGCCCCAGTCTGTTATCCTTCAATAATATATACATCGTAATAACCTGTTATAGCATAACACTCTGCGTGGTTATTACAAAGCACATCTATCCGACCTCCGGTGATTGCTCCACCTCGATCTTCAACCACTCGCTCTCCAATCCCATCTATATATAATCTTGTACCAAATGGGAACTCTCTACTTGTGGCAATGGTTCTACCTACCGTAGCATAAGCTCCAGAAGCGGTTATACCATCTATCTTGCCACAACATTCATAACAAATGTCGTAGCCGGTAATATAATACTCACCGACATATCTCATTACTGGTTCGGGCTCAGGCTCTGGCTCGGGAGTTTTCTACTTCCCAGGCATTTTTTCATAGTCAGCCCACCATAATTCCTATGCTCTCTTTATTATAGGGTCATCCTCTGGAAGACCTAATGACCTTGCTAAATCGGCTATTTCATGGGCAATATTCTGTTGTTCAGTCCAATTATCATGCCAGACCTTCTCGGCGGCGATGGCAGTGATATTTGAACAAAAAGCGCAAATAATTAATACCACTATAATAGTTGCTATTATTTTTTTCTTCATAAGACTTTCCTCCTAATTTTTGAGATTAGGCCGAAAGTTGTGTATGAATTAGAAGTAATAGGCAGATTTACTTACAATTTCATAATCTTTTATAATAATTTGAGGACTCGTATTACCTTGCCAAAAGTTTAGATTACAAGTGCCAACAATATTGATTATAACACAACCCATTTCAGAATACAAACTATCATATTCTTCTTGACTCGACCCAAATTTAATTAGGGATAGGTTGCCTGGAAGAACGATTTTTAGTGTCGGTTTTTTATCTGGAGACATAAGGATAATATTATCGCGGTGTAGCTAAATATTTTCTATTGCTATTTGTGGCTCGGGTAATTCTTGTCCCCAAACACTATTTAAACCGCCAATATCCATTATATCATTTCTATATTTTTCAACTTCATTGGCAATCCAGATAAAGTCAACACGATAACAATTACTAAAATCAAAATCTTTTAACTCTTCATCAATATACTTTTTAAACTTATCTAAATTCTCGTCCAAAATAGATACGCCAAATGCGCTTGCGTGCCCTTGCGCGTACTCAACATACTCACAATTGGCTAAAAATTCGCGGAAGTTTTCCAATTTAGAATAAGTCGCATTTCTGCCTGAACCCCTCCAAGCGAATTTTATTACCTCGCCTGTTGACTCGTCAACTTCAATGTATCGGTTGAGTAGAAGCACCGGCCGCATGTACTCGCCCATAATCTAATTAGCTATTAATCCTGTCAAGTTTTCCTCTATTGGAGTATCAAGCTAAATAATTAGAACTGGATGGCTAAGCAAATCGTTCTTTTTAATAATATCCCTAATTATTTCTAGGCTTGTATCTCTTGCTTTAGTTTGTCTATTCTTGATATTTTTACAATTCCTACAAGCCTGCTCTACTCTTGTCTCAAACTATCCTTTACAGCCTCTTTTTGTTGATGGAATTACTTCATAGGCTTTAAATTCCAGCATCGACTCAAATAGAAGCATTTTTTCATCATACGTACCAACGCGAATTGTAGCGTTAATATATGGAGCAATATAAAAGGAAATTCCAATCGGAGTGACTTCTCCTTTCAGAGAATACTCCTGCTCTTTTACAAAGCTCTGGATGAAAGGATTTTTCAGATTATGAACACCAAGTTTTATTAGTTGTTTAGTTTCAAAACTACGAATGTCCATCATATCTGAAACAACCCCAAAGACAGCTAAATCTAAAAGGTCCTCGGCGTAATCTGTCCCTATTAAACTATCTATGAAAGCGCAGAATTTGTATACCATTCCTGCGCCGGATAAGGTCTTATTAGGATAATTACAAGTCTAATTATTAATGATACAAGCATAATCAGAAACTTTATCAGCTTCGTGATGATCTATCACAAGAACATCAATACCCTATGAAGCTAATTGTTCATGTTCTTCAAATTGATTACTGCCAGCATCAGGAATAATGACCAATTTAGTCCCTTCTGGAATAGTGTCTATTAAAATTCCATGTTGTTTCCCGTCATGGATACGGTAGGAGATATTCTATTGCGCATGACCAGGAGCAATCTTATTTATATAGTTAATCAGTATGGCTGCTGATGTATAGCCGTCAACATCACTGTCCACTTGAATAAATATTTTATCACCCGCAGAAAGGTGAGAAATAAGCATTTTTGCTCCTTGCTAAATATTATCAATTAGCCTGGGGTCAAGAATATCATCCTGGTTAGTATGCAAATAGTGATTAATATCTTGAGGATAAATACCTCTATTAACAAAAACCTGCTCAATAGGTGATAAACTAGAATTAACCTATATGGGAGGCGTTAATAACTGATATTCCATACCTGCATAATATATTTGAGTTTTGTTTTAAATAAATTAATCACTATTACCCTTCCTTTTATTCAAAATCTATATAAGGAGAAAATAATATTAAGATACTCTCTCCTTATATAGCTGTAAAAATTTTCCTTTTCCATGGTCTATGGGAGAAGACTTATATCCTGTTATCTTCTTTCTATCTAAAATATAAGAAATAAGCACATAATTTTTATATTTCATCTAAATCTTTTTCAAATTGTTAAGTAGATGGCAGTATTCTTCATCCCCAACATTTTGAAATTGTCTATCAAAAGCTATCGTAATTTCTTGCGCGCCTGCGTCAATAAGGAGTTGTATCTAGTAGGCTGATAGGCTACTGCCGCAGCAAGCTACTGAAATGTCATTTTCAAATCCAAAATAAGTTTGATATAGCAAGCAGCTTTTCTCGCCCTCAAATACAACAGCTTTCTTTGCGCGAGGGATAATACAACGGCTATTATTAAAGTTATAAAGGTTTAATCCAAGAGGATGATTATAGAGTTGCCCATTGACCTTTAAAGGACGGTATTTTCCATACCTTTCAGCGTCTTCTTGAACCACTGTTCGCCCTCTTAAACCAATAAAACGACCATTTTTATCAAAATGAGGAATCGTTATCTGGTCTCCGCCTGGATAAAATCCTATTTCAGCATGGTCTAGCACTTGCTGTGAAATTCCCTCTTTAAGCCAGGGAGTAATTCTAACCTAATAGTTAAAATTTTCTAGGATTTTATCATCATACTCCTGGAGAATTATGTGCGGGGCGGCAATTTGTATATCCTATATTCTCGCATAATTTGCTAAAAATTTCCAATCTTCAAGCCCATCTTCTTCTGGACTATCTTCTTCTCTTCCGGAAAAACCAAACTTTCTGGCTATATATCTAACTGCTTCATTTAAGTCATAGATAATATTATGCTATAGGTTCATGACTTTAATACAAAGCTAAAAGATGTCAAAAACTGGTTCTTCACACCCTGTATAACATCTAAACAGTGCTGTATTGCTATAATAATACAACTTTCGAGAAGAATCTTCGGAAAGAGCATTATGACAAATTGTTTTTGAAATAAGTCCAGTAGGGCAATATTCAGGCTCTCCGCCCCACTCCTCCAAGAGGTCTCTTATATCGTCAAGAGAAAGATTATCCTTTATCTCTTGCTTATCAAAGACTAACATTGTTTAGTTAATCGTGACTTTAGTACACTTTCTTAAGAGTCCAGCTTCCTCATTAATATATTTTACTAAATAGTCTCGCGGCCGCATGTTCTTATCCGTGCCTTTTCTAGACCGAAGAATCTCATCAGCGGCTGCCGCACTCATCTGATATTCTACCGCGCCGACCTTCTCATGGAGAGTGCCAACCTTTATAATATCTACTTTAAAATTTTCATTTGTTCTAAGCATATCTTTTACCTCTTAATCATCATCTTCATCATCTGGAAAAGCGCTTGCTATGTAAATCCTTGTGTCATCTATTGGAACTAATTCATAATCCCATCCAGTGGCAAACATAGGGGTAATTCTACAAGTTCCAAGATCAGCTTTACACCAGAGATAAATACCTTTATATCTTCCTCGTCTATTTTTATAAATAGAAATCTTTAACGTTGGAACTTCGAATGTTCCGCTCTGAAGAACTTTTTCTAAACCTTTTTTATCTTCTTCTTTGGCCATCAATAGGATAGCACCAAGATCTATCTTATCAGCTATGCTTTTTGCTCCTCGAAGAAGATTTTGGTCGGGGGTTTCACTTGTCTGATAATCAGCGTTTAACTGGGTGGCAGACATAATAAAAATACCATACTGATTACAAATATCTTTTAAACGATTTGAAAGCATAAATAAAATATTATCCTCTCTTAACTTTATGCCTCCACTACGTCGAGTAATTTCTTCAAGAATCTTCATACTCGTATGTATATAATCCATAAAACAATACTTTATATCATGGTCTCGAATATTTCTTTTGATTTTATTCTCTACATCCTACAAAGAAAAATCCGGAAGGTGTTCGACATAAAGAGGAGAATTCTTTAATAGCCGAGCGGCTTCAAGAACTCTATCTTCTTCGTCCCCTTCATATTTCCCATCAATAATATGCTCTTCATTCACGTTTGACAGGAAAGCTAACATCATAGTCTGAATTTCTGAGAGGTCTTGCTCTGTAGCAATATAAAGTGTTGGTTGCATCGGACCAGTCTTAATCCAACCAAAAATTTCATCGTACATCTTATTACAGCCTATGTAGCAGGCATCTGCTATCATTGAACGAGATTTACCTACTCCAGTAGCCGCCGACCGCAGATAAAACTTTTTTAGTCTTGCTCCTCTTGTAACTGTATTAATCAGAGGACCATAAAGAGGAACTCCTGCTTCTGGATTATCTTTAAATCCTTGAATTAACTCAAAAATTCCTTCTCCTGCTTGAGAAGCTTCATCAATCACTTCATCAACGTACTTTAATCTAATATCTTCAATCTTTTTATCAACTTCATCAGCTATTTGAATAAGAGTCATATTATCCAGGCGGTCTTCTTGAAGTTGTCTTTTTTTAGTATCAAGAATATCATCAGGATCATAAATGTCTGAAATATTGACGCCATAGTTGTCATATGCTCTTAATAGAGTAAATTTCTTTAATCTATTATAATAGTAGTCAAAAGTTTTGTCATTACTATTTTCGGCTACTTTAAGAAGCCATTCTTCTCCTTTTTGCTGTTTGAATATGGCTTCACTTTTGGGTCTTGAAGATAAAAAATCTGCTATACTATTTAAAGTTATCTTTTGAACGCCGAGCTCATGTAATTTATAAATTGCTCCAAAAGCTATTCGATGAAACTGGTCCGGAAAATCTTCATCAGTAATTGTATATTTATCTGTGAAATCCAAAAGTTGAGGATTATTGAATACATTACCAATTACTTGCATTATAGCAATAGTGTCTACAAATTTACTTGGCATCTTCTTCCTCCTCATCCAGAAAAGTAAAAATCTTTCTCTTCTTTGGTTCTCGCCTTGGCGGCTTGATAATAATTTTCTTTACTTTTGGAACATAACTTTGTATATCTTTTTCAGCATTTTTCTAACTTAAAAGCCATTGATTATAAAAATATCTTTTTGCTTCGTCGTAAACCCATGGAACAATTCCTATCCCGCCATTAGATTTTTCTATAGAATTACCTTTTATCTCATAGAAATATTCTAATGTCCTTTTAATTCCTGAATAGGTATATTCGGGGTGGTCTTGCATGAACTTTTTAATTTGTAAAGTAATCCGACCATTCATATGTTCTAAATTAAAAAGTTTAATAATATATTTTTCAAGGTCTTGCTAATCTTGATAAGTCTATTCGTCCTCTTTAGATAATTTTCCGGCGCACGCGGCGTGGGCATATCGGCGTGAACTAACAAGCACAGCCGGATATTTATCGCGGTCAAATCGCTATTTACAAATGGAACATATTACATAATGTGCCATTAGTCCACCTCTTCTTCTGATTCTTATACAAACATAATTAGACTTCCATAGTCATCTGAAATAAACACTCCTAATTCATCAAGAGCCTCTAAATCTTCTTTAGAAATAATTTCATAGTCTACATTGAAGCCTATAACATCATGCTCTGCCCAAAAAGGATACTACTTTTGTACTTCTGAAAAATACTTCTCTAAAATTTTCAATATAGTATATATTTTCATTTTTTTAATATGCGAGCCCCGTAGTTTCCCACAGGGCTCATTTATTACTTATTAAGCTCTCGCAGGTCGTAGAGAATCAAATCGAGCTGCGGAGCATTCGCTTCTGTACAGTCAACGACTTTCTTTCCCTTGCCAAGGCGCTTATCTACGATAGCAGTAATTTTAGCTGCCATGTTCGGACTCTTCTGAACTAATGAACCAACCAGTTCCTGGAACTCTTCAATCATACCCTTAAAATCATATGATTCTTCTTCAGCATAAACCTGAGAAGCCTGACTCTTATCAGTCACTCTATCTGCTCCATGGGCAGCCTCTTTTTCAACCGCATCCGCAATAGCATTTACAAGAGCATCATAAGAAAACTCAATGGAATCAGGGGTATAGCGGAAGCGTGAACCTGCTTCAAATCTGGGAGTTCCACGAAGGAATAACCGAGTTTGCTGCCCTTCTTCTGTGTTAACTTCACGAGCATATCCAATGATGTCGCAAGTGCGCTCACATACAAGGGCTGCTCGATTATCAAGAGTAGGAACAATCTTATTATATTCCTAACCAGATTCATCCTTAAAAACTTTATCCTTATCATGCGAGATAATTACAAGTCCATAATTCAACTGAAGAATCTTGCGGAACTGTTCGTCATACTCCTGCATGGCAAGGGCATAACCTTTACCGTAAGGAATATCTCCAATGGTTTCATAAGTCTTATCCGCTGTAGACTCGCGGGCGCAAATATATTTTACGCACAAATCATAGGCAATGTCGCCTGTATCAACAATAACCGTCTGAAATTTCTCTGCGACCGCAGGTTGTTTCAGCTGATTAACTACTTTCTTAAAATCTGACCAAGAACTAATCGGTTGCGCATATACATCAGCAAGAGCATTATAGCCCTTTTCAAATGCGCAGAGAAGAGCTCCTGGGAAATGACTGGAGATGGTTGTCTTACCAGTCTTTGGTGCTCCATAAAAGAGCATCGAATAACCTCTCAAATCACGAGAGATTTTATGAGGCTAAAGGTCTAATAGGGAAATTTCTGCCATAATTATGTCTCCTTTGCTTTATCTACGGCATCCAGGAGCGACTGCAAGATAAATGCAGCCACTCCAATATCCGTTTTATCCAATAAATATTTGCTAAAATCATCACTTGATATAAACTTTTCTACTTCTTCAATATCAACAGAGATTTCCATTTTTTATTAGAAATTAAACCCTCCGGCGGTAGGTGCTGCGGCCGCGGGAGCAGCCTTTGAAGCTTTATACTCATCTTGCCGCTGCTTAATACCAGCAAGATAAACTTCACGATTCGCCATAGCCTCGGTGAGCTCCTTAGCAGTAATAGTCTCTTCGCTATCCCACTCATAAGGCTCGGTATTACTACCAGTGATTACCCAATCACGACGAGTGCTGGTGCTCTCCTGGACATTAGCCTCGCCCCAACCAGACTCTTCAACTCTGCTATTAGTAACAGTCTGAGAAACCTGACGGCCCCAAACCTTTGTAAATACAGGGCTCTTCGGGGAAGCATCGAGCCCCTCAAAATAATCCATTCCACGAGGATTGGTAACAGAGAACTCAATCGGAAGAACAGCCTTGCGGAAGTCAAAGACGCAACCACGCACAAGAGCCTTCTCTTTAGTACCTCTCTCGTCATCAGCATCAACGTGGGTCACACTGGTGATAAGCATATCAGCAGTAAAAGTATTTCTGACTTTTTCATCAGGATTTAGAGCAGCAACAGTATGAACGAAGCCGCCCTCATTACGCTTGGCGCTAACAAGCTCTTCCTTACCATTACGGTCAGAATAGAACTCGTTTAGGCCAATAGCAGAATCAATACGAACCTTACCTGCTCCATCCTTGCCATTAGCCATCACAGTGCCAATCTTACCATCAATAACATCCTTAAGGACACTAAATGTCGCATTAGCATTGCCCTTGGAAGTAGTGGCGGTAACATAGGTAAAGTGAACAGGAACAATGTTGGTACAATCATCGTTAGTGGCAATATTCAGATTACCCATAATAAACTCTGTACCAGGATTCTTGGAGTTCTATCCAGAGGTGCGAAGCTCAAGTGTGGACTCATAAACTAATCCTTCGATATGGGTGCTGTTAATCATATTCTTCATTTTAAAATCTCCTTAATCATTATCAATTTTTGTGTTAATACCTTTTTCAGTAATACTATAAATCACGGGGTCTTGTCCAACCTTTTCAACATAGCCGTCGCTGACCAGCTTGCGAATCGCGCCAGATACAGTGCGGGAAGCAACAAACATTCCCTCTGCTATCTCCTTCGATTTCCAGGTTCTCGTCTCGGTGTTCTGCTGTAGAAAAGCCAGAATCTTTTTTCCGTTTTCAGTAAACTGCGGTGTATCTCCGCTGTTAAAGTTACCCTTGAATTTTGCCCAATATTCAGTCAAACTTTCGGGCATTGGATTTGAATCAAAATTACTCTCAACATAGTTAATAAAATCTTGTTTTAATGACATAATATTTTTCCTTCTTTTTTTATTATATAAATATTATATCATATTTTTTTAAGAGAAGCAACCATTTTTTCAATTTCAGGTTGTTCTTCTTCCATCAATTCTTTCCAATAACCATTATAGTAATATGCAACATCACTTGCGGCCGCAGCTATTTTTATTCTATTAACATATTGCTCCAGCATTGGAAAGTCTTTTTCATAACAGTGAAAACTGTTAGCTCTATGTGTATATGTTCCTATTTCTACTCCTAATTCATCCGCAATTTTCTTTTGAATCATAATCAAAGCAAAAGCGTTCATAAAAGTGGCTTTACAAGCATCATTGCTTCTAAATAATACCTTTAAATGAAGTTTATCGTTGCGGATAAAAAATTGTAGATGTTGGAGGCAAGCTGGATCGTCTGAATACATATCCTCACTATTATCTCTTATATCTATCACGGCCCTGCGAGAATATGGATTACGTTTCAATTCATCAATGATAAATTGTATTTGATCCTTATAAGGCTCACCTGGAAACTTAATTTGATTATCAATAGGGTATCTTGCCATTCTATCGTGGTAAGTATATGCCCATTTTCCTTTATCAACTTCAAAATCCAGAATACCATCAAGCATCTCTTGGCGATACTGTTCTAAACTTCTGGGGTCGCAAAATGAGCATTTAGAAATTAATGGCTCTTGTAGGGGTTTCTCCACAACTAAAGTCATAGAACATTCTTTTTGATTAGTATTCCAATCTGGACACGGCACTATCGCCGCCTGATTTAGACAAACCAGGGCGTCGTGGTAGGCCGCAGGTAAACTATTATTCCAACAAATAAATTCAAAAAACTCGTTATCCATTTTAATCCTCGTTTGTTAAAGAATAACCATCAAACCTCTTATTTAACGATTTAACATAATTCTCCAGTTCATCAATATAAACAGGTTTATCAAATTCATAATTATGAACAGAATAATCATAATAAGAAACAATATCAAATCCTGTTAATCCATAAGCGTGGGCTTTTGCTGTCATAGCTTGCGGATTTGCGCAAACCAAAATACCATTATTTTCTTTTGCAAGGGTCATTAAACGATTTGTTTTTCCATTCCCCCTGCTATCAATAATTCGTTGCATTTGTCTTCCATCCTTCAAAATAAGTTGGAGCATCACTGTTTAGAACGCTATCCCCAGATGAAGCTATACTTGTATTGCTCGTTGTAGTTTGTTCAAGCCCGTTGTACTGCAATGTTCCAGTGTTTGTCCAAGTATATGGACTTGTTCCAGTGTATGGGTAAGTTATAGTTGTATAATGAGAATTAGCCTTATATCCTTCCCAATAAGCCTCATTTAACATATCTTCTAACTCTTTTTTTGACAATTCAATTTTATTATTTTTATTAAGGGTAAAAACTTTTATCATAGATTTTTTCTCCTTACTTAATACTATATCCAAAATCCTTTGCATGGAAATAGTTTTGCCAATAGTCTTCTCGTTCATTTAGTTTAGAACGGTCACATTCTTCAACAACTTCAAAAGTAAAATTTTCTACTCCTATAGAATACATTGCTGGATATAGCTTATTCTGTGTCCAGTCTTCTGCGCCAACGCCTCTTTTGACGTGTTGCTTCCATCTTGAAGCTAAATCAACAGCCTATCCAACATAACACATCTAATTTTCTATATTTGTTATTTTATAAATTCCCGTATGAGTACCAGGACCAATTACTCGACCTATCATATCTGTTAATGGTCTTTCGTAGTATATTTTATAAATAACTTTATTTAAAGGGGTTTTATCTCGCAGATATGGAAGCACTTCGCGCAAGCGTTTTATCTCTATTATATCTTCATCATTTAAGCATATGCGGTAATAGTCTTGCTATGTTTCTAAAGCTAATTTTCTCTATGCGGCATCCAACGCAGTCTAAACATCGTGCTATAGTGAAATAAGACGACCATTCCAATAAGAAAATTCTTTCTGTTTATCTTCTATTTCCTTTTGGAAATCAGCTACAGCTTCTTCCATAGTTTCCAAATAGATTTTTTTAGCTTCCTCTCTTTTTTCAAACAGAGTATCACTTATTCTATCTATCTCATTATCAAAGCTTCGCTCCGCAATATTTAACGCTTGACTATATAAATCCTTAGCTGCCTTCTCTTGGATTTCTTTTAAATTACTTATATTTTTCTGAATCTCATGCTATTGAGTGTATAATTTATCATTATCTACTTTTATCTAACACTACTCATTAAATAAAGAATTATTTTTACTTGTTAAATCTGCGTTTTTTGCTGATAAATAATTATTTTTTATTTCTAATTCTTTATTTGCTTTTTCAATATCAGAATTTTTCTATTGAGTAATTTTTATTTTTGGTTTTAGTAGTAGGTAAACCCCTAAACCGCCTACTACTATCCCCAATAGAACATATAAAATAATCATAAGAACAAAGGCGGAGTAAATAAATCACTCCGCCAACAAATTATTCCTCTTCAGCATCTGGGTCATAAGCCATACCAGCCTCTGTAAGAGACAGGAACTTTACGGGCTTATGAGTGCCATCATCAAGCTCAATCTCGGCAGGAGTGCGAATGCCAAGTCCTTTACGCTGAATAGCGCTGGTAAAAATACCATCAACAGAGCGCTTTTCAAGACCAAGGGCTTCAGCAACATCTGCTGCTGTCACGTTCTAACCATTAATCTCCTTAAGATAAGCGAGCACCTTGCGGGAATTTTCTTTCATAGCCATAAAATAAAATCTCCTTTAATTATTTATTTTGCGTAAAAATTTTGAATAATTTCATCTATTTCAAACATATCTTCTGGGCCTAAATGTCCAGAGATAGAGAGAATCTCATTCTATGCGTTCTGTATATCTTTATCATTAGAACTTGATTCGATGATTGATTCTAACTCCATGATTCTGTGAGCTATTTTTTTCAATTCTTTTTTCTTCATAATTTATCCTTAATTTTTACAATGTAATTATAAAAAATTTTTTTTATAATGTCAAACCACAAGAAGCTAACAAATCATCTTCTGATATAATCGGAATACCCAACTTCTTTGCGGTCAAATTCTTACTTGAAGTAGAATTTATATTGTTATTGATTAGATAATTTGTGTTGCCAGAGATAGAAGAAACAACTTTTCCACCTCTTGCCTCAATAAAATCCTTCAGTTCGTTACGATTTTTGAAGTGATTAACTGAACCTGTGATAACATATTTTTGTCCAGCAAAGCACTGGTCAGCTGCATTAGTCTGTGGAATAACTATTGTAAGGATTTCTGAAAGCTTATTTGCCTCTGTATAATCAAAGTTTAATAAAGCGCTTGATTTAGCATCAGCAAAACCATCAAATTCAGAAAAATCAAAGCGATTTTCTATAGCTGTAATGAAATCTTCATAGCTATTGAAATGTTTTACTAAATCTGCGGCGATAGTCTTTCCAATCATTGGGATTCCAAGAGAGGCGATAAAGGAGTCAAATGGACATGTTTTACTGTTTTCAATCGAATTAAGAATATTATCAACTGACTTAATACCAAAACCTGGCTGATTAATCCACTCACTGCGAAAATTCTTAAGATAGAATATGTCTGTCAGATTAGTAATCCAGCCCCAATCAACAAGCTTTTCAAGAGTAGCCTTTGATAAGCCCTTAATATCAAGACCTTTCTTTCCACAGAAGTGGTCAAGCCTATTGATTAGTTTACCCTCACAGGCAGGATTTGAGCAATATAGCTCGACCGTTCCAGAGTCAGCTTCTACGACCTGCGTCGGCTGGCCGCAAACAGGACACTCTTTAGGATAACCAAAATGAAAATCATCAAGACTAACTCTTTTTTCGGCTCTTACTATTTGTGGAATAATCATATTGATTTTTGCTACATAAACTTTTTCTCCACGATAGGGATAACCAAGAGTATCTTCCATAATATTGAGATTATGTAAACTTGCCCTGGTGACAGTTGCTCCATCTATCTCAACTGGATTGAATACAGCAACTGGAGTTAAGACACCTGTCCTACCCATTGTCCAAGATATATCGACGAGATTTGTTTCATAAGTTTCATCGTAAAATTTAAACGCAATAGCATCTTTCTTATGATGCGCGGTTTCTCCTTGTTGCTTTCCGTACTCAATATCGTTAAATTTAAAAACTACTCCATCTATTGGAATAGAATGCTCTTCACAGTAATCTTGAATATCGGAGATTGCATAAGATATGTCCTCTTGTACCCAAGGAACAACTATGAATCCAAAAGAATCAAGCACGTCAAGTTTGTCCACAAATGTTTTATATTTATCAGAAATTAGCTCCCAAGCCATAAAAGTGAGTTTGCGGCGAGAGCATTCCTGACTATTTAGCAATCTTATAGAGCCGGCCGCAAAATTTCGAGGATTCTTATATTCATCCTCAAAATCTTTAAAATCATTATATAAACAAATTATTTCTCCATCAATAGTAGTATCCTCTTTACAAGGAATTCTTTGAGGAATTGTTGGGAGCACATACGCGTTATGAGTAATATCTTCGCCAACAATGCCATTTCCTCTGGTTTCGGCAGAAAATAATTTTCCATCTATATATCTTAATGAACAAGTTAGTCCATCCAGTTTTGCCATAGCGACATAACTATTATTGTTGAGAAAACTCTCAACTTCTGAAGGCTCTTTAGTTTTATCTAAAGAAAGCATTTTATGATTATGTTCAACCTTTTTTAATTCATTAACAACTTGATAGTTGATAGTTCTGGTAGGAGAATCCTCATAATACTTGTCCTCTAAAGCTTCTCTTTTTATCAGCTCAAAATAAAGGTTATCCCATTCCTCATCTGTAATTTCAGGATTTCCTTCGTCATACTTTTTTGTATAATAATTTAGAGCATCTATTAAATCTCTCTGCTTATTCCTTAGATTCATCATTTTCTCCTTCTGTTGGAGGAACTAATTCATACATTAATTCTGTCAACATATCAAATTTATTAGTGTTTCCAGAATGAAACCTTTTATAAGGTTTTGAGAATTGCTCTTTGGTTTTCAAATTGGTGGCAAGGATTTTGCCACCAATTAAACCTTTGGGAGATTGTACATCTTCAAATCTAAAATCTCCTACGTTTAAAAGAAAAACTTTCTTCATACTTTACTAACTCCAGTAACAATGTTATCTTTAATTACAATACAACCCATTGTTGTTCTTGAAACGGTCTCTGCTGGGAGGTCTTTTGCTTTTATACAAAGTGAGCTTTTGTTTCCACAGATTAGAATTGTATCATCATCTGAAACTAAACAAGCTCCTGCGCAATTAGCATCTTTAGCGTATACAGTGCCACGACCATTTCTTGCCTGAATCGGGAAGGCACTCAATGCGACTCTGCGGCCGAGCCCCTCTTTAGAGAAGATAGCTACAGAATCTGTTTCATCCCTTATAGGCAGGGCACAAATGACAGAATCATTTGGCTGTAGATTAATACCCTTACAACCCATAGTAACTCTTCCAGAAGCAGGAAATTCAGAACCTTTACATCTAATAGCATATCCGTTTTTGGTAAGCATTAAGATTTGTTCATCGCTGACAAGGAAGACTGCGGCCAGGCTATCTCCTTCGTGTAGATTTAGAGCTTTAGTTCCAGTTTTCTTTCTGATACTGCTATATTCGTCGATAGATGTGCGCTTAACATAGCCTTGCTTGGTCACAAACATAATAAACTTGGCATCTGTGTCGTGATATATTGAGTAGATAATGGTTGGATTTTCATTTGAATCCATAGATAGAAGAGCTTTTACAGGAGTACCTTTAGAAGTATTTGTACCTTCTGGAATATCATCAACTATCAGTCGATACATATTACCCTGGTCTGAAAACACCATTAAACTATCAATAGTGTTCGTGCGGAGCACCATAGAAGTTATATCGTCTTGGGTTTTAACTCCCTTTCCGCCTCTTCTTTGCGCACGGAATGAAGTAGTATTTATTCTTTTAATACTTCCACCTTCAGTAAGAATAACTACACATTTTTCTGGAGGAATGGAAGCAATTTTCTTTTCTTCTGTGTCTTTAGGCTCTGCTATTTGCGCAAGCTCTGTCCTACGAGCGTCACCATATTTATCTACTATAGCTCTCAAACGAATTAAAAGTTCATCTGTGGGATTTTCAAGAATAGCATTATAATGTTTAATCTCTTCCTGTAGGGCAGCTATTTCTTCATTCAGTTCAATTTTTTCCAAACCAGCAAGCCTACCAAGTTTCATATCAACAATCGCCTGGGCTTGCGGCTCGGTGAAATTATATCTGGAACAAAGTTCCGTTTTAGCGGCGGCCGCAGATTTTGAACCTTTAATTAACGCAATAATATTATCAATATCTTCAAGAGCTTTTAGCAAGCCCATATCAATTTCTAATTTATTTTGCGTCTTTTTTAAATCGTGTTCTGTTTCGCGTATAATACATTTGCTATTATGGTCTACATAAATTTTACAACAATCTTTTAAATTTAATTCAGTAGGAGTTTTTCCAACCAGTCCTACCATATTATATGAAAAAGAAGTTTGTAAGTCAGTATATTTAAACAACTGTGTAATTATTCGACTAAAATTAGCATCTTTGCCACACTCCAGCACCAATCTAAATCCTTTTTTTCTGGTGCTTTCATTTCTAATATGCTTAATTCCTTCGATATTACCTTCGTCGCAAGCTTTACCAATCTGCTCCATAAGGGCTTCGGTCAGGACACCATATGGGATTTCGTAGAAAACTATGTTATTATCTTCAAAATCATACTTTCCTCTAATCCTTACAGTGCCATGACCAGTTCGCATAATGGAAGAAATATCATCCTTGTTGATAATAATTCCTCCAGTTGGAAAGTCTGGGCCAGGAAGCATTGGTTCTTTACCATCAATATAATCAAAGATGGCTTTTGCCACTTCGTTCAAATTATGCGGCGCCCAATTACACGCCATCGCAACGCCGATACCAGTATTTGGATTACAAAGAAGATTTGGGAAATAAGAAGGAAGAGTAACTGGCTCATCTTTTGTTTCAGAGTAATTTGGAATAGTGTCAACAACACCTTTCTTCATACCCATTAACATACCTTCCTCGACTAATGTGCTTAATCTTGCTTCGGTATAACGATATGCGGCAGGTCCATCACCATCTCTATTTCCCTTTGACCCATGAAAGTCAATAAGTGGATAGCGCATTACCCATTCTTGAGACAATCTGACTAAGGCTCCGTAAATGGAGCTATCACCGTGCGGATGCCAGTCAGCCATTACATTACCAACTATATTAGCGCACTTAACGTGAGGTTTTTTAGAATAAAAACCTTGATCATAGGCTCCATAGATAATTCTTTTAGCTACTGGCTTTAACCCGCTTGTAGCATCAGGAATCGCTCGATCGGTATTAACAGCAACAGCATATTCAATAAAGTTTTCACCCAGTTCATCAACAAGGTCGGTCAAAATTTCATTTGCCATTGCTCTTCTCCTCCCGTTCAATATCCTTCTTGATTTCTTCCATCAGTTTATCTTTTATAATTTTTATAGTTGTATTAAAGTCTGTTACGCCGGTAATAAAATTAGTGAGTATATTATTCGGCATTATATCTTGCCTCCTCACTGTGTTCTTTAATATAAATCTTCCTTGGAGTAATTGCCGTCCCCATTAAGTCATCAAACAGCTTTTTTGCCGCATCAGCATCACTAATAGTAACTCGACGAATAATTCTTTGTTCAGGGTCAGTGAGAGTTTCTTCAGTCTCTTCAACATCCATCTCTCCTAATCCTTTCATTCTGTTCACTTTATAGGATTTACCGACATTTTCTTTACGATATTCCTCTAAAGCTTCATCATTTTTAATATATTTATAACCTTTGCTGGTAGTTATCTTATAAAGAGGAGGAACGCCCGCATAGATAAAACCATCTTCTATCAATTGTGGGCAGAAATTCCAAATGAAAGTATAGAACAAATTCTTTATATGCGCGCCATCGCGTGTTATTCTTATGTTTCCATAAGCACTGACTATCTTTTACTATAGTTATTACTATAGGAGACCTTTTCGAGCTGCGTATCAATAGCAGCCCTACTCCCCCGCCCAGAAGGCATAGGGGATAGTCGATACAGGTTTAAGTGTTAATCCATCTTTTTTCTTTTTTCTTATAAATGGGAAGTTCTGAGTAATATCTTCCCCAAAGAATTTGCTAAAAAGAAGTAAAATTTACTCTGTCTTTATAATCTTCGTATATCGCTTTAGCGCTTTCGTTTACATATCTTGTTCTAATCAATATTACTTCTTCATTTGTAAATTTCGCAGATGAACCATTTTGTCCTTTGCTCTGTTCTGTTTTGTAATATTGTTTATTTTCTTCTGTAAACACTTCTGGCATAATATGCCCCCAAGCGCGTCCTTGCCAAAGATTCTAAAAATATTGAAAGCTAATTATATCTTTGTAGTTTTCATATACTTCTTTTTGCTTTTTATGATTTGCGTAAGCAATTCTAATTTTTATAACATCTTCTTCAGAAAGTTTGACTCTAGGGTTATTTTCCCCTACTACATCTGTTAATCCACCCTCAAAGACGTTTCCAGATTTTGTTGCTTGAAGTTTTTCTATCCAGTATTTTTCTTTTTCGTTTAATTGTTCAACTGAACACTCTTCAAGGATTTCATAAGTAAAAGCATCTTTTCCTTTTATCTAAATTTCTTTATCAAAAGGAATTCGAGATTGCTCATAAGATTTTGTCTTATGTTCATTAAACCTTCTTTGAATATCATTGCTTTTGCCAATATAAAAATTGTTTGGGTTCTAAATTTCAGTAATTTTATAAATTCCTACCATAAATCATTCTCCTTTTTTATAAAATTTTAAAGAGAATGAAGATTAACACTTATTTCCCACGGGATTTTCATGCATAATTGATTATGTTTAGAATTCCCCGTTAGCATCATTCTCTTGTTATATATAAGATTTATATGGGACACATAAATCTTATTTGTCCAAAAAAATGATACCCGCTTGATTAAGCGAAAAGTCTTTCATACGCCATTTTGCTGACGTCAGCATCACTCATTATAATAATTTTTCCATATCTTACTTTATCCTTATTATAAGCAACTTTCATTGTCTTTAAATCTACTTCCAGTCCAAAAGCATCCATCATAGTCATAATTTCAGCATTTTTCTGAATTTTTGACATATCAGCTTTATGAGTGTTTAAAATTTTCCCTCGCACAGGAAGGACTGCTTGAAACTCATTATCTCTCGCAGTCTTCATATTTCCAGAAGCAGAATCGCCTTCTGTGATATACAGTTCACATTTCTTGCGGTTTTTACTAAAACAATCTGCTAATTTAGAATCAAATTTAAGAGCTTTTTCCTTTTTAGCTTGTTTATCTCGAATCGCATCCCTTGCCTTCGCTGCGGCCTCACGAGCTTTTTTAGCCATTTTAGCTTTATCGGCAATAGCTTTTATCTCTTTTTCGTTTGCCGCAAACCATACGCGCAATTCTTCAGCAATCGCCGCAGTATAAGGACTCATTTCAATTTTAGTGATTCGAGTTTTTACTTGAGCATCATAAGCAACATTAGGAGCTGTGATATTGAACACAATATATAATCCCTCTTGGATGTCTTCTCCAGAGAGATTCTCTTCTCCATCTTTTAACCACTTCTTATCTTTAAAGAACTTATTAAATTCTCTTGTTAGTAAAGACTTGATTTGAGTGATATGAGGTCCAACAGAGGTTAGACCTGTGTTTACATATGGAACCATGGTCATAGAATAATTTGATGTATAGGTAATAACCATATCAATTTTATTCTTACCATTTTCATATTTCAAATTAAATCGATGGTCAATTAGCTCTTTTCCTTTTACTGCTTCATCGACCAAGTCTTCAATTCCATTTTTAGAAAAGTAAGAAGTCTTTTCTCCATTATTATCTAACTCAATAGTCAAACCTGGACAAAGACAAGATACTGTTTTAAAAAGCATTTTTAATTCACTAATATTTACTTCTGGATGTGTAAAGAATTCTTCACTTGGTTCCCATTGAACCAATGTGCCTGTTGTCTTATTCTTCCACTCGCCAGAATCACGATGGTCAAATTCACCCTCTTTGAACCATAGATGTTCATACTGACCATCTCTATAAGTAATTACTTCCAGCCAGTGAGATAGAAAAGTTGTAATTTTTGAACCGATGCCAAAAGAACCTAACGATGTTCCTTCATATGTTCCATCTTCTCTATATTTTCCGGAAGTGTTTAGCACACTAAAAGCTGCCTCAAGGATTGTCTTTCCGTCGTCCCTGAAGCTATTAGGAATAAAACCTTGTCCATTGTCTTCAACGATACAAGTTTTACCTTTTATAGTAACTTTAACAATTGAACCATGACCAAGACGATATTCATCCACTGCGTTAGAAAAAATCTCTACTAATAGCTGTGTTGAATATGTTGTATCTCCGGCATATACGCCTGGTCTTAAACGAGTAAATTCAAGAGGAGAAAGGCTTTCTATGCTCTCTTCTGTGTATAAAGTCTTATCTACCATCTATGTCTTCTCCTTCTGGTTTTATAGACATAACAAAATCAAGAAGTCTTTTCCATTCAACAAAATCTAATGTTATCCCGTCTGGAACAAGTATTACTTCATGTTCTGGAAATTCTTGCTTAATGTTATCATAAATAGTCCTTGCTTGCTCGGGGCTGATTTTATCAAAATCTGCCTTTGCAACGATAAAATAATATGGTTTTATTTCATATTTAGATAATTTAATCCCTTTGTATTCCATTATTATTTTATTTTATGATAATAAGCGTATCTATTATTTTCCCATATCGCTTCATACCCAGGATACCTTTGGTGAAATATTTCTTTTGTCAAATCATCTTGGATATGAATTTCCCACTTATTGCCATAAATTTCTCCTTGTTTATATAAAAATGGGACAGCAACAATCATATCTTTACAACGAGTACCTGCATAGGCAAGCACTTTTTGAGCTTTTTCAATAGACATATGCTCTATAACATCACCGAATATAATACAATCATAGTAAGAATATTCTAAATCAACAATATCCTAATTAAAGACTTTATTATATTTTTTATCCAGCTAATGATTTTTTATATTCGGTTCAAAAATTTCTACCGCGTCCATAGTAAAAAATTGTCCCAGTAGATTATACCATTTTCCATCGCAGGGGCCTACGTCTAAGCAAGTATCCCCCTATTTAAAGTTGCTGTGAATCCATTTAATTACCTCTGTTTTCCCATCTTCGTAAGAACCCATATTTTTCTCCTTACTATGTTGTAGCTAACTTGTCAGCTAATTCATTCCATTTATTACCAGCATGACCTTTGACCTTTTTTAGATTTATTCTATAACCTAACTGATAACAGTTAAAGAATGGTTGAATTAAATCTAAATTTTCTGGAGGTTTATTATCAGATTTTAACCATCCTTTTTTCTCCCAGGAGAACATCCAACAGGTCAAAGCGTTTACACAATAAGCACTATCACTGTAAACTACTGGAGGCTGTGAACCTGCGGCCGCAGGTTTTCCATACTGTATCATAGCCCATAAAATAGCTTTTAATTCTTCTCTATTATTGGTAGTATTTTCGGTTCTTTCTTTATGAGTAAGTATTAAATTCCCTTCATTGTCTAATACAACTACGCCGAACCCTCCAGGGCCCGGATTACCGAGAGAACTACCGTCTGTGTAAATCTCCATAGTTCTCCTTATTTTCTTCTTTTAAATTGACAAAAAATAAAATGTTTTTTATAATATAAATGAGATATGAATCTTATTATATTTATATTATAATATAAATTATTATAAATGTCAATCTAAAGTCCAATTAATTTCAGAAGAACCCATTTGCTTTAACCATTTATTAGCAATAGAAAAGCAATGACTACCAATAAAAGGACTATTACCTCTGGTAGCGCTTAATGGACTTGGATGACTGGAAAAGAGGCAAGCTTTATGCTGTTGAGTAATTACATCCTTCCAATTTGTTGTTGCTTTTGGAAAGCTTTTATATACAATTTCATGTGCGAAATTACCCCAAGCCAGAAAAACAACTGGCTGATTTAGTTTTGCGCTTGCGGAGAAAATTTCACCAGTGAACTTATTCCACCCCCACCCGGAGTGGCTATTTGCTTTATGCGCTTCTACAGTCAGAGAAGCATTAAGTAGTAGAACACCTTGTTCTGCCCAAGGTGTTAAGTCAGTTGTAGTCGGCATTGGACAACCTATATCACTAACTAATTCTTTAAATATATTTCTTAAACTTGGTTGAATAGGATTACCATTAGCTATTGAAAAAGCTAATCCATTCGCTTGTCCAGGAGTATGATATGGATCTTGGCCTATAATTACAACTTTCACTTTGTCTGGAGGAGTTAACTCTAAAGCTCTAAAAAGCTAATCTTGCGGCGGGCAGATAATTTTGCCATTTTCTCTTTCTACTTTGGCTGAAGCCGCAAGACACTACGCGATAAAAACTGCGTCTGGAGATATTATATCAATCCATTTCATAAAAACAAATCCTTTTATTTTTATTATAACATATTCTTTTATAAAAAGCAAAATGGCTTGTTAAACAAGCCATTTCACTCTATTCTTCCTGTCGAAAAGTATTGCTACATATTAGAGCCCAATCTTCCATAGTTGTAATAATATACCGTATGATTTATATTAACATAATGCCTATCTGATAGCTTTTGAATTATCTCTTTCATAAATTCTACATCTTCATTTGGCTATATATTCTTAAATCTTGTTTCACCTATAATGTCCCTTCTGAATATATACTACCATAACATGGCATTATTCTAACTTTGATTTCTTTCTTCAAATGGAAACCACTCTGAGTAGTCCCACTTGAATTTACCTAATGAATAATCGGGGTATTTTAACATAGACTATAGAGTTATTGCCAATGAATTGTTTCCAACTATCCAATCATCGCCGTCAAAAAAGATTATATAATCTCCGTGGGCATTGTCTAATCCAACATTTCTGGATTGCCCGGCGGATGAGAAAGAAACAGTAAAAATGTGTATAGCCGCATAATCACAATCAAAAGGCAAGAATCGTTCTATTACTGATTTTGTGTTATCAGTGCAGTTATCGCAAACAAAAATTAGCTCTATTTTATAATTATGTAAATCCTATGAATTTAGAGAATCCAACATTTTAGAAATCCAATCTTCTAAATTATGACAGGGGATAATAATAGATAAATCATATTTTACTAAGGTGTTATCCATTCGTTAATATCTCCTTTCGATATAGAAAAAGGGTGATAGGTATTATGCCTATTTTCTACGTCGCAAAATTTACACGCCTCTATTGGAGTTGATAAAAATTCTTTTATCTCTTTTAGAGAATGGTCATGAACTGATATCGATACATCTTCTAAACTTGTCCATATTGGCTGCTTTAACTATTCTTTAAAATGCTCATTAAAGAAATGAATATTTCCCATTACGCAACAGGGGTAAAATCTTCCTCTCTGGAAGTAATACCACTTGTAATTGTGCATGTCACATCTGTTATATGAAGCTATATTATCCTATTTTCCATCTGGATCTAAACAAAGATTATACATTTCTTCTTTTTTTGTATAAAATCGGATATATTTGAATCCTTCAAGCCTTTCGGGCACGTTAAATAATCCATAATCGCTTATGCATATGTAAATTCCATACTTATTACAAACATCTAATATTTCATCTTTTCTTTTCTTTAATAAAAGCCCATTTGTTACTAATTCAATCTTTGAAAATGGAAATAGTTCTCTTGCTTTAATTAAAAAGTCATTAACATTTGGATGCATTAGCGGTTCTCCGCCCATTATTCGAAGATTGCCTACTCGTCCTTTTGTTAAAAGAGATAGTCTCTTAAAATCTATAGTAAATTCTTCTATAGTTTCAAACCAGTCATCACAAAAATTGCTAAAATGAGAGCATCCTTGGCATTTTAAATTACACTAATCTACGATATGATGTTCTAAATATTCCAGCATATAAGCTCTCCTTTTTTCATATTATATTTATATTATATAATATTTTTTGATAAAAAACAAAAAAGAGGGATTAGAATAAAAATTCTAATCCCTCTTAAATTAAATTATATAATCATCATCGTAAGAAGCTTCTTCTTCCTCTTCAGCTTGTATTTCATAATTCCTTAAGACAGTTTCGTATTTTATTCCACCAACAGTATTTTCTTCTTTTGACTTGTTATAATAGAAGCATTGACTTACGCCATAAGCAGCCCAAGGTAAACTAATCATTGCTGTTAACCAGGGTAGTGAACCGGTATAGTTCTTAAGGATGCATAAGGCAGCGAGACCTAAAAAAGATAAAGTCATAATCCAAATGAGCGCTGACTCCTGGATTAATAGGACTTTGCTAAATTCTTTTCTGTTTTTCTTATGAATTAACGAGAAAAGTTTTCTTTTTCTTCTCATTTTTTTACTCCAAGAATTCTGTAAAGAACTGTGACAAATTCTTCACGAGTTAGGAATTTCTTATACATCTTACGACCTCTATCGTCACCTTGAATATATCCATTGTCTTCAGCCCACTTACGTGCGGCAGCAGACCAGTCAGCATTAGTAGCGCGATTAGCTTGTTGATCAAGCCAAGTTGCCATCATTTCATTAAATTTCTCTTGAGTCATTTCTTCTTCCTCCTCTTCTTCCTCCTGTGGAGGTTGTTCAATTTCGTATCTTGGACGTCCATATCCTGCTATATAAGAGTCTGTTAAAAGATATTTTCTGCGCTCAACTTGATTATTTGAATTTCCTTCAATAGTGTAGACATATTTCTTATCAACATCCTCTACAATACCAGTATGTTCTTCGTCTCCTCTGGGACCGAAGAAAATCTGATCTCCAACAGCAGGGGAATTAAAGTAGCGGCCTGCGCTACGATAATATTGAGAAGAGTATGTACATCCTGCTCCAAGAGGCCCAGTCTAACATTCGAGATACTGAGCTTTTACGCTATCTTTTCCTGTAAGTTGATAGAAACACCAGTCTACAAAAACATCGCACCAAGCATAGCCATTCTTGTTGCCATTGTAGTATCCTGCGGCCGCCAGGTCTCTGGCGTATTTAGTCCAGTTCTTTGACCCGGCATTAGCTGTCTTACTATCAAGAGAAGAGTTTGAAGCTTTTTCTTTATATCCAAGTTCATTTCTCGCAATAGTAAGCAGCTTCTCAACGGTACATGCGCCAGTTATTACGAGCTCTTCAGCGCCGGCCGCATACTTATCGTAATACTCCTATCCATATGATGCTCTTCTCTATTGGACAGAAATACCTTGATCAGCTGGTCTTTCAAAGTTTTTCAGAATATAATCTGAAACTTCTCTGATAGAATGGGACGTCTTTAAAATAGAATATCCTGATAATTCTGTGAGAAGATACTCTAACTACATATTTAAATCTCCGATAGAGGTTCCTTTTGTTTTAGCATAGTTTAATAAACCTTGCTTTCTGGACCAATAAGTCCATTGAGCAAGCCCGTATCCAGCACTATCATTAACAAAGTTTTTATATGTTCCATTGTCAACTGCTAAAGTATATTCAACGTCATTCATACCAAATTTATTTTCATAGTAATTCTCTAAATTAGTAGGTACGAGAGCCGATTCCGCATAAAGATTTCCCATTAAACCTGCTACGCCTTCATCTGTATAACCTTGTTTCTTTAAAAAATCCCAAATTTGTTTACTTATCTCGGCCACATTTTTTCCTCCTTCCTTAAAGCAAAAACTCATAGATATTGCTATCTATGAGTTTACATAAAGTCCGCCAAGCTGGCTATTTCACTTCTGTGAATTTGCCGCAAAGCGACCTCTCCATATATTGAGTGATTTCTGAAAACTTTTGAGGCTCTTCTCATTCCATTATTAAAGCCATCATAATCTACTAAATCTACTTGACTCTTGGTATCTCCATCTAAAATAAAAATACAATCTTCTCCAGCCCTCTATAAAGCGAGCTTTAATAATGGTATGTCTAAATTTTGAGCTTCTGAAATATATATACCAGCATTCATTCCAGAAGTATCATAACCTCTAATATCGCTCATAGGAAGTAAAAGAAGTTTTTCTTCGTTTATAAGCTATTCAACAATAATCTTACTTCCTAATTTGCTTGCTAATAGGTTTCCAATTTGCGAATCGAGAAGTTTCTCGTCTCTGGTTCCTGGATAGAAACCTAATTTAGCAGAATTTTTTGTTGCTACAGTATTACAAAAGATTATAATTTTACTTATTTTTTCTTTATCTAAAAGGTAAAACAAGTATCCCAATGCCAAGTGTGTCTTTCCTGACCCCGATGGACCTCTTAACATTGTTATTTTATTATTCATTAGACTATCAGCCGCCATAGCCTAATAAACATCATTTTTATAAGGCTTAATATCTCCTAATTGTTTAGAAGAAAAGACTTTATATTTTAATGGTCTAAATTTCTCTCCTGTCCAACATAGAGTGTCTACGCACTAATTTGTTTGAGCGGCGTAAATATTTACATATTCGTTAATATTTAGTCGTTCGCCATAATTATTTGGAAAAGAATAAAAATCTGCCATTTCTGTATCATTCAAATATAAATCTGTGTAGCCTGTATATTTATCTTTAAACTAAATACTCGCAACTTTTGAACCAAAGAATGTTTCAGCTATTTTTTTCAAAGATAAGTCATTTGTATAGAAGTATACATCTTCTTCGGGATGCTCTGAATAATAATAATAAGCTGTAATTAAAATCTTACTATCATTATTATCTTCTAAACAGAATTTACTTAATAATTTATCAAAAGAAGGTTTATACATAATCCAAGTATATTTATTTGGATTACTGTCTAATCGCTATAATAATTGACGAGCCTAATATTTTACACTAATATCTTTATAGGGAGAAGTCTTGATATTCTCTAATTCCTTTAGAGTAATATTAGTGATAACAATTTTTTCTTCCGGTTGGAATAATTCATCGTCTGATAAAACTAATAAACTGCTCGTATCATATATTTTAGTCATCTTCATAATAGTCGTCGCCGTCCTCTTGTTCTGGAATTACGAATCCAATAGCTCGAGCTGAAGAAGAACCTCCTTCGCCAAGTTCTTCTTTAAGTTTAGAGATATGAACTGTTGATTCTGTCGTTTTTTCAACAAGTTGAATTTTTATAGTTTCAACCCATTGACACAGTAAACTTAAAAAGCTGTCAACCAAAGGAACGACCCACTAACAAAAAGCTACGCCAAGTAAAAAGATTATTAAAATATTTATAAGTGTCACCCCTTTTTATTCTAAGGTTCATATAATTATGAAAAAATAAAAAGGAATATTATTTAGATTCGGCCTTTCTAATACTTCTTATCCTTTTATATAATTTTGCTTTATCAGATAAATAATTTTTTAGATATTCCTTTTCCTGTCGAATTAAATCTGATACTGTGATAATATCATCTTCGCGCATTATAATTTGACGATTTAACATCCTTGCCATATAGCTTTTTTTATCATACTACTTACTTTGGCATACTGAATAATAATACTTTTTTAGACCACTTAATTCAGCTTTTAAAGTTTCTTTATAGTCAAGTAAAGAATTTAAGACAGCTCTATGATAAGCAATTTCACATCCAGTTTTTTCACTCATCATATCGCGGTCATCGTCAGCACATTGCGCAGTGCCTATATATGTTTTTGTTTTAGACTCAAGAATACAAATTGAAGAGCCTGTTTCTGAATCAAAACAAAATGAAGGTTTAGACATTTTATAAAATCCTTTCTATAATTTATACTGTAATTATATAATATTTTTTTAGATAAAGCAAAAGAAAGAGAGTAATTATACTCTCTTTCTTTAATATTCGCTTCCGCAGTATTCACATTTATTATTATGAAGTGGTGCACCGCAATTTTTACAGTTTATTACTTTTACCCTTGCTTTTTCTTTTTTGATATACTCTTTTTTTACTATATTATATCCTATATTAATGAAAGAATTGCCATCATATATATAACAACCTTCTTTACAATAATAAAGATTTCCTATCTATGGTGATAGTATATAGGATAAGTCATCAACGCTCGCTACGAAGCTAATTGTTGGAGTCAAAGCAACCTACAACAGTCTTGAGCCTCCTCATGCACGTTAACCGCAGTTAAAATCTCTTCATTGGCACGACCTTTTAATTTTTCTATATCATTTAGAACGTGATTATAATATCGTATTGTGCTTATCTTTTGGTTTTCTACAAGTTCTTTCTCCTTTTGAATATCAGTCTGTTTATTCTTTTTATTTACAAAATGTAGATATTTTAAGAAACTGGAGAAAGAGCTAAAAACTATGTTAATTCTTTCAGCTGCTTCAGCGTCATGTTGATATGTTAGATATCCGCACGAGCGGTGTGCATCAAATAATCCTATTTTCTATGTTTGCCCGTCCCGATATGCTTCTGGATTGAGATAATAATAGGATTCGAATTGTTCAAAAGAAATCACGGCACAGTCTTCTATATCTTTACTTACTTTGTACGTGCCATATTTAGACGCAAGAGAGTCATCATAAAGCACTTCAAAAACGATTATTAAACCAACAATAGCAATAAGAGCTACCACAATAGGAAAAATAATTGCGAGCAAAATATATCTCCTTCTTTCTTTTATATTATGACAAAGATAGTTTTTAATAGGTTAAAATATGTAGCCTTTGGCACATATCTACCATTCCAATGGGAAAATTTATCATCCGTAATAGCCCCCATCGGGCGGGTCACTCTTGTATGACCATCCAAGAGGACAGCGGTATCTGGATATAACATCATAGTTTGGGAAAATATAAACAGGCGTCGGTCCTTGGCACATATAAGGAATAAAACCGTAATGCACACATTTATCACATTTTTGTCTAACGTATTCCTCTCTGTTGGCCGATTTTATTTCATCTTGCTTTACTTTTACTTTTAGTTTATATCTTCTCATTAGCATTCACTCCCATCGAATTCGCGTTTCTTATTAAAGAAAGTCGTAGCATTCGTCAATCTTTTCTTTCATCTGTTCAATAATTGCGTCTAAATCTACAGGATAACAATTATGAGCATCGACTGCAACATTATACATATATGGCATATCCATATAGAATAAATCCTTTGAGTGAGTGTGCCCAAATAAGTTTAAAGTCATCTGTGAAAGGGATTCTTTTTCCAGATTACCAGTAAGAGTTGGAAAATGAGAGAGATAAAAGTGATATTTTCCGTATTTTAGATAGATTGCGGCCGCCTGTTCTACGACGTTATGAAGCTGGCTGTAAGCTTCCCAGCGTCTATCTGTATCATGATTACCTCGAACCAGATGAATGTTGCCAGGTAATTCAGATAAAAGAAGCATTCCTGCTTCTAAATCTTGTCCCAGCATTATATCACCAAGGATATAGAGATGATCGCTGGGCTCCACACAATAATTGAAACGCTCAATGATAGCGTTATTCATTTCTTCTATAGAATTAAAACCTCTCGGCTTATAGATAAATTCTCTGTTATGATTAAAATGAAGGTCGCTCGTTATCCAATTCATTTTTTATCACCACACCTTAAAAATTTGATTGTAGTTGAAGGAGTCCTCTTCTGGATTGGTCTTACTGAAAAACATTCTGCGAATCACGCCATTTGGTACGAAAGCTCGACCTTCTCTTTGAGCATTTCTTTCGAGGCACTCTTCGAGAGGAATATCAAACTGAACCACATTAACCTTACATTCTTTTGGAAGTTTAAGATGGTTCAGAAGATTAAGGCGAGATTTTTCATTAAGATGGGTAGCGTCCGCAATAACATCAGTAATATTATTGTTATCCAACCCATCTTGAATATTCTTCCAAAAGAGTTTGGTCACTTCTTTTTCATGGGCGAAATAGTCTTCTCCCTCCTTAAGGAGGGAGAAGCGAATTTCATCGCGCGATACATATGCCGGAGATTCACAAGAAGGGACTTTTGTATGCTTTGCCCAGTAAGTTTTTCCGCTGCCAGGGACTCCGCAAAGAATCCAAAGAGTCATTTTTTATTAGTTCCTTTCGAGAGTTCTGTAAATTCTCTGCCACTTCTTGATAATTTTCGCATTTTCTACGGGCTTATTGGAGAGTTTTGCTATGCGATTCTCAATACTCTCCTTTGTTCTGTTAATAATCAAAATAATCCGTCTCCTTGTCAAGATGAGCAGTGGCCTTATATACCATGCTCTTTTTCAGTCTGGACTGAGCCTTCTGAACAACACCCATATCTACGAGGTAGTTCAACTCTCTTGCCATCTTTTGTGTCGTGAGAGAATTGAGGATCATGTCCTGAGCCTGCATCTCTTTCATTGACATCGACTCCTGATTGTTGTTAAGGACATCTATGAGGCGAGAACGAATCTCGCCATTTTTTTCGCTGGAGTATTTTGAAGATTTACGATAACCAGGCATTTAATTCTCTCCTTTACAAATTGCTATTGATTCTTTTGCTTCTTCGAGATAAACCCCATTGGAGAAATCCTCTTTGAACTTTCTTTCTTCTTCAAGGTTTCTTACTTCAATGTGATTAACCTCCTGTCCACACCAAGGACAAAACATTTTCTTTCTGTGGAATGACTTATGCTGAAAACCGAGTTTTCTCCGTAGAGGAATACCCTCTTTGCCACAATTAAGGCAATAAAACTTATGCTCTTCACATTTTGCCATTATATCACCTATCCTTATTAAGAATTTCTGATGAAATATTAAAGGGAAGAATTAAATGAACTAACCAAATAATTCCATACATCTGTAGAGCAGTTAAATGAGGAAATCCAAACACAGATACCGCTACTGAATTCCAAATCCAAGAGGCGATAACTGCTATGGGGAGTAGAATAGCTGCGATGATTACTATTACCCAAAGAAGCGCAAGCAGTTTTAACATACTTATATAATCCTTTCCTACTTTATATTATAATTATAACATAAAAATAAATAAAAATCAAAAAAGCCCCTATTAACAGGGGCTTTTAAAACAGAATTTACCTGCGGCCGCAGGTGCAGTCGGAGGACTTGTAAAGCATACATTTTTCTTCAATGCAAGGTTGAAATTCTTCTTCCATAAATTCCGCCCTTTCAGCAACTATACTCCATGAGTGTTTTTCATTACCTGCCATAAAATATGTCTTTTTCCGGAAAGGGCAGAGTTTTGGAGTTTTTTCAATATATTGAGGAACTTTTTTTATAGCTTCACAAAAACGCTTCAGGTTTTCAGAGAGTGTATTAAGCTCTGGATCCTCTTGGAAGGTTGGTTTATTTGGATACTCGTAGTCCATTAAACTTCCTCCTGGATATCCTGCGCCTCTTCCATATCTGGTTCAGCAGCCAAATCTTTAGCTATACCTTCCAGAACCTTGAAGTTAAAGTTTTTGTGCTTATAAGCACAGAATTTTGGACGATTGACAATGCGGATTACAACACCCTCGCGGACATGAGTCTTACCAATAGGGTCTGGACCGTCATAGAACTGTTCTGCGATATTTTTGATATATTCTCCAGCAGATACCTCATAGCCTACTGTCATAGTCATATCCTCCATATCGCTACCATTGATATAATCCTGCCATAGAACAGGAACGCACTTCGCCCCCATTTGCTCGCAACGATAACGCATAAAGTCAGGAGTGTACTCCACAACATCGCCATCTTCGTTAGTCATGGTCATACGATAGACGTAGAAGTCAGATTGCGGAACTTCAACAGGAAGCTCAAAAGCTCCTATATCATCTATTCCATACTTAACAGCGCATCCATCTGGGTCGCAACCATAAGAGAAAATAGTAGTCTTGCCGTACTGCTTGGTAAATTCCTTATCTGAAATCTTGCTATTCGCTACAGAAGGCATGATAGGAGTGCCGTTTGTAGTGAATCCAACAATTTCATAATATACGGTTTCACCCTTGTTTAGCTTGCCTTCGAAGAACAGAGCATGCTGCTTACGGAATTCATTGGAACCGTAGAAGCCGCCCTCCTCGAAGTTATTGAGAACAACGCGACGAGTTCCAGATACGTAGCCCCAATCATAAATAGGAGTTCCTTCACGCCGCAGGATTCTATCCAGAAGAGTGCGCTTATATTTTTGAAGCTTCGGTAGATAACCAGTGCGGCCAGAGGTACCATGCATTTTAAGGGTAATCTCAATAAGATCTCCAGGGCGGAAAGCTTCGAGATTATAAGCAAGCTGTTCAGTATCAGCATGTTCCGCAAACAGTGGCGCTATAGGAACTCTCTTCTTTCGAGTACGATTTCCATCGCTGACATGTCCGCGGCGGACATCAACTCTGGGGATATACTTCCGGCAGATTTCATGTCCGTTAACAATTTCAATTTTATCTCCGACTTCAAACTTTGTTTCGCCGGTATACTTGAGAGATTCCAGAGGCATAAATAGTCCTTCGGATTTCTCGCCTCGGAGCTTCATCGCGCGGATATTTCGTTTGTCAGGGTCAAGATAACCGCCAATATTATTGCCATTTTCGTCCTTTTTACGAACGAGATTATTTTCAGCGCAATATTCTTCGCTTAGCTGGAGGTCTATGGGAAAATAAATTCCCAAATCATCAATTTGAGTATTTAAGCCTACGATAACAGAAGCTCCAAAGATTACCGCGATTTGGAGTCTGTCAGCGTTATTATGAGGATGTAGTTCTTTTATTTGAACTACATAGCCGCAATGTTCAGACATATAATCACTTCTCCTTTATCCAATACCAGTCCATGTATGGAGTATGGTTTGTTAATGCTTTAGAAACGTTATGTGCGACAGTCTTCTTGTTTGCTTTTGGCTGACTCTTTACAATACGATTGTATGCCCAGGTAATAGCCTGTTCTTTAGATTTAAAATACTTTGGTTTAGCTTCCTTATTCTTAGCATGAGTGAGTTTGATAATATGCGGCGGGGCTTTAGGCGCTTCTATAATCTTTTGCTCTTCAAATGGACTCTCAATAAGAGGGGGACTATTTTTAATATAAGTCATCAATTTTCGCAGTTCAATCGCATCATCCAGAGGGTCATGGGTTTGGTCAGAAATATCAGGTTCAAAATATTTAAGAGCCTTATGAAGTCCAATAGACTTGGAGTGAAAGAACTTTTTGACCTTGTGCGAATCATCCAAGAGAGAATTCGCAAGATTGAGTACAAAATCTCGGATTTCAGAATCATCCATTTTATTTGCTGTGTTAATTAAAAAGATAGGGTCACTATCTCCATAACAGTGGTAAAATACTGGTGTATTTGATTCTGCGCACATTTCACAAATCCAATTATATAGGTCAGAAAAAGCTTGTTTTGCTTTTGGAGCTCCTATCAGCATCTCTTTTGTGATACCAGTGAGGTTTGTTATGAAGTTTGTAAGTTTGTCGCCTTTTCGCAGACCTACAAGGCAATCAAAATCACCATATTCGCATGATGCTCCTATAGCAATTACTCTTTCAGAAAATTGAGTTGCCTCAAAGTCAAAATATATGTCCATTGGCTTACCAACCCTTTCATTTTTATATTATTATTATATTATATTTTTATATAAAAATCAAAAAGAAGCTGCGGCTGGCGGTGAAGAGGTCTGAAAGACCAGACCAAAAGTTCATTTCACCGCCGGCCGCTATTCACCTTTCAAAAATTGTCGGGAAAACATCATCAGCATAAAACATAGGCGACTTGCTCAACCACCAGTCAAGTTGTTCTCCGTCTGACTTAAGATAGTCTATCCATCTTTCCCAAATAGCTTTAATATCTTCAGTATCATTAAAGAACTGTTCAACACCAGGTCGCTCAAGTCGGTCAGAGTGATAGTGTGCAAAACACCAAACAGTCCACTTGAAGCACTGACCAAGCTCTTCCAGGAACAGCTCCATAGATTTATCAACTTTACTCTGGTCAATACCATTAAGGAATAAGTCAGTAGGCTCCCAGTTAATGGGGCAGGTATGAGAAAGTACAATGTCAACTTCTTCATTAGTTAAATCTGCTGTACATTGAAGCATTTCCTCTTCAGAAAGTTGTTCATTGTCATACCACCTATATCCCTTTTCAAGTCGATACCACTTATCAACAGAATAAGCTCCGCCAATCACAGCGACTTTGAATTTCCCAATTCGATAAATACCCCAGTCTTTAAAATACTTGATATTTGGCCACTTCTTTTGGACATAAACTTCACCTTCTACATCTTCGTCGAAAACAAGCTCCATACCAGGAACATCTTGCGGCCGAGCCTCATGGTTGCCACGGACGCAGTATACCTTAAACTTATACCTTTTGGATAAGAAATTTTTCATATGGCTGTCATTCTCGTCCAGGGACCAATTAAGTCCAGCATCGCCAAGGATGATTACAGCGGTTTCTTCGTCTTGTTGAACTTTTTTATCATAGTTTTTGAACTTGGTGAAATTTCCGTGGCAATCGCCGGTTAAAAGCCAGTGCTTAATCATATAAATGGTCTCCTTTTATAATTAAAGAGAGTATGATATAGAAAAACGCTTTTTAAAATGAAATCATTATATAGCCACTTCATTTTTTATTTATCCCATCTATGTTCTAAATCAAGAGGACGATTTGATATTATTCTCAAATGTCCACAGACTTTACAATAGCACTCTGTTTTATCCTCTGATAAGTATACTCGGTCAGTCTTAAGAGGCTGAGAACAACATAGATATTTATCTTTTTTGCTGCGGCCGCAAGGAATAGTCCTTTTCTTGCCAAAATGTTTATATAAAAACCAGTCTATCTCAGCAAAGAAGCGTCTATTTATATCTATATATATTTCAAGAGGCAGGTATTTATTGTTAATTTTCATTAGTTTTCCTCCTGGGCTTTCGTATAATTTTTACAATCTTCGGCTGCTGCGGCCTCATATCCGCCCCGCAATTAGGGCAAAAGTTCACCAAGTAATCTTCTATGAACCCGCACAATGGGCATTCGTAATAGTCTATCATGTGTGCATAATCTCTGTTTTTTGGAGGGGTTATCCATCGTGCCCGAACCACAGGCCGAACATCGGCGTCAGGAATGGATTCAATATTGCTTAAGCAAGCGTTCCATCCCGCATTGAAATAATCTGCTTCGAAGAATCCTCGCTCTTTCTCTTTTGGCAGCGCCTCGCGTTCAATATATTTAGCCATTTTTTCACCTCATAGCAAAGTAATTAGTTTTAATATAAAAAGTATTGCTAATGTAAAAACAGAGCAGACAAGTATGGCAGAAGATATAAGTACAGCTATCCATAGTATCTTTAGAAGAAGAGAATTTTCCTCATCTTTATCAAGTTTATACGAGAGAAAAGAATATAACATAAATAAAAAAACAGTTATAAGTACTGATATATAGGATATCAAGAGTGTAATTACAGGCATTGAGTAGTTCATTATATCTTTTCCCATTCCTCCAACGCGCGTTGTTTGTAATACTTGTATTCATCAATGGAAGCACAATGATTCCAAATGAATCCATCAATACTGTGTTCTACGCAAGATCTTGAGTCCCACAAAATCCAATCTTTAAAATAACGAAGTTCTGCTATTTTCTCCCAAAAGGTTTCTGGAAAGGGGTGCTGTTTCATTATAATTGCCTTTATCCTAACATAGTTTTTATATTCTCTTTTTATTATTTTAACTGTATATCCAGTTTGATCAACATAATAATCTTTATACTTCACTTCCATCGAATTCTACCTCCATACTCCCATCCGGATTTTTTGCTATTATCATTTGATCCAGCTCAGCAAAAAAGGCATCTCTTCTCTGAATAATCTCCACCTGCTGGCATCTCTCAATGAGAGCGTTAATTTCATCTTCACTCATCACAAGGTATGAGTCTTCATAATGAGCCATTAGCAATACCTTCCTCAATCATTTGTGTTCATTACTCCTTATACTTACCTTGTTCATAAACGTATTCCAAGTATCTAAAATGGTCTTCTGCGGCCCTTTCTGTTTCAAAAGACCGTTTTGAGCTCCAGCCGCAGCTTCTACAATATGGGTAGCACACTGGACTGAGAGTATCCCAATCTATGAACCTTGTAATGGTTATCTCACCGCCGCAATAAAAACAGCGCATGATATTATCGCTCATCAATTACCCTTCCTCTGCCGGAATGATAGTGGGAGCGTTTTCTATATTATCAATGTGAACATATCGATAAGGCTTTCCGTTAAGTGGAACAGCCGTACTTATTGGCAACGCATCCAGATCGCCCAGTCGTCCATGCGGTGGAACTGAGATTACGTTGTATGTTCCTTCAAATGTGCCAATATAGCTTTTTAACTCTACTTTACCATCTGGATAAACTACTATTGCGCCGTTGAGATTATATACCTCAGGAGTGTTATTTCTCTTTGAATAATCAGACAATTCCGGAAGATTTACGCCTTCAATATAAATACTCATTACTGACCTCCGAAATCTTCGGCGATCTCATGGGCGGTAATCCTTACGGGCTTTAGCATTTGCGGCAGAAACTCAAGCTCATAACTATACGGACTTACTTCTGTTCCGCTCAGATCCTCTACCGTATACATCGTATAATCGTTCAGATATACAAAGTGCTTTTGGTATACACCTTTTTCAACCTCTACAATCACAGACAGTTCATCATTGCCCTCGTTTTTCAGAGCAAAATTTCCGGTCATCTGCATGAGCACAGTATCGGTGCGGATATTGAACACGGTCAACCGGCGCGTCACGTTGAAATTGTCTGCTTCTTTTGATACATTATATGCGACACGGTCGCTCTCGCGGCATCCAGCCAGAACGCTACACATCAAAACAAGTGCAATAACGATTACGAGGATTTTCTTCACTGTTTTTTCTCCTTTCGCTTTCCTTTTTGTTCATTTACTGCTCTTTTTAAGACTTTACATCCACCGCATCTATTTCTATTTCTACAAAACCAACAGTTATCATTATCCATGAAAAACCACGGCGGCGGTTGAGGTCTTGGCTTTCTTTTTTTATATTTCATTCTTTTGTTTTATTTCTACACTTATAACTTCTTTTACAGTGAATAAATCATTTATTACAGAATGTTTCATAATTTGATAAGCTATGTCATCAAGAAGGAAATCAACAGAGCTGTCTACTGGGTCATTTTTATGTTTTTCCACAAAATCATCGCAGACATTGTGAATATGATTATAGCTTTTATTTGCTATTTCACGGGCGTCTTCAAGGTTATAATAACCCATTTTAACATCTTTGAGGTAGTCAGACTTTTTTGAAATTAAACAATCTCCATATGGTTCACCTGCTAAATATCTATCAAGATATTCTTCAACTCTTAAAAGATGATGTAGTTGTTTTGGATCGTATCCAAACTTCTCAATCCAAGTCATGCGAGAGGGATAATGATGTTCCATAGCGAAATATTTTTCAGATGCGATACCCATCATAGATTTTACACTTCTGACAGGATTATAATGCGTAATTTCTTCTCTGTGCTCAATTAATCTATTCCACTGTTTCTGATATTCAAAATTCCTTATAATAAAATAAGGAGTATATAAAATCTCCAGAAAATTAAGATTTTGCTTTCTAAAAGTCGTCATATATAAACGGACATCTTTTAGGTCAATGTGTTCGTTGTTTTCTCTGATATGAGTGGTACTACGTGGTTTATACGCAAGAGCAATTTCTTTGAAAGTTGGTGTAGTAATACACTTTGTGTCTATATCAGAGTTTTCGTGCTCTAAACCATAGTTTTGTGAACCTTGTAAAAAAACTCCAACGACATTTCTCTCTGGAATCATACTGATAGCTTCTGTATAGTGATTAAGGACTTTGTCCATGATATAAGAATCAGAATGAAAATTCATTTCAACTTCTCCTTTCCAAAATCACTGAGCCAGTATACCATTTTGCCAGAAGAGTCGGGGCTCTTTCCAGCATATCCGGCGGAGATAAGAGGTCTCATAGTTCCAGAAATAGATTGAGGAGAAATCGACTCGCCAAATTTGCGATAGATAGCACCTTTAATCTGTACGCTATTCATACAGTCAAAGTCTTTCAGCACACTGATAATCATTTCTTTATTAGTCATATTGAGAACCTCCTTATATAATTCTTTTATATTATTATTATATAATAATTTTAATAAAATATCAACTTGGGGCAAATTTAATTAAGTTCTCTTCTTTATTTTTCATCTATTATAGAATAGGTTTAAAATAAGGAGGGTTTTTATGCCTTTAATGACGTGGTTAAGTTCAGAGGGCCGTTGTCATTATAATACAGAGGAAGGAGATTATTCTAATCCAATTCCAGTAGATTATATGATGATTCCTCCGACTTTTATTACTTATAATGTTTAGCCAATAGAAAAGATAGACGAACAGAAAGTTAGAGAGACCTTATCTAAGATTTTTGAAGAAAAATCTGAAAGTTTTATTTCTCGCATATAGCTTTTAGTTGAAGAAAAAATGTCTGCTGACATAAATATGTCTATTGATGAGGCCATTCGGCAAGCATTTTCTGAGTTAGGCGCGATTTCTAACGAAGAAATTGATGTAATTGTAGAAAATAATTAAAAGAAAGGAAGATAATAAGATGCCCTATACAAACAAAAAGTTTCTTGATTCCGCAGGTACCACTCATTTATGGGAAAAGATTAAGGCGGAATTAGATAAGAAAGGTCAAGTAAATAGTGTTTCTGCTGCTGATAATTCAATTATCGTTGGAGGAACTGCTTCTGCCCCAACTCTATCAGTAAGAATTTCTCCAAGAGAAGGCAACTCATTAAGCCTTATTGCTCAAAACGGCAGTGAAGGTTTATATGTTAACGTTCCTACCGCTGCTGTATACAGCATTTCCAAAGATGATGAAGCTGCTTCTGGATATGCCGCAACCTATCACTTAACTGCGGACGGCGTTGAAACGGGCGCCGCAATCAACATTCCTAAAGATATGGTAGTATCTTCTGGTCAAGTTAAGACTGTTTCTACCGCAGATACCCCATATACTGGCGCTGCAGTTGGTGATACTTATATTGAACTGACTCTGGCAAATGCTACAAATGACAAGATTTATATTCCTGCTAATAGCCTGGTTGAATATGTCACTTCTGGCTCTGGCGCAAATGACGCAATTCAAATCGCAATTGATTCTAATCATTAGGTCACTGCTTCTATTAAAGCAGGTAGTATTACTGAAACAGAGTTAGATTCTAACATAGTTGCTGCTTTAAGCAAGGCAGATAGCGCAATACAGAGCGTCACTGCTGGATCAACCAACGGCACCATTAGTGTTGATGGCTCTGAGGTTAGTGTTGCTGGTCTTGGAACGGCTGCCTTTGCTTCCGCTGCGACATTTGCGACAGCTGCTCAAGGAGCATTAGCTGATACTGCTGTTCAAAGCGTTATTGATGGTACTGCTTCAAGTGGAAATGGTACTATTATTGTTGATGGTTCTGCTGTGACCGTTTATGGGTTAAGTACTGCTGCCTTTATGTCTGCTGATTCATTCGATGCTGCTGGTGAAGCAGCTGCCGTATATAGCGCAATTATTGCTCTAACAAATTCTGAAATTGATGCTGCTATTTCTGCGGCTAGCGTATAAGTAAAATAAGGGGAGAGAAATCTCCCCTTATATTTTGAGAAAAAGGAAGTTTAGATATGTTAGCAAAGAAATTTCTTGATGCAGACGGCTTAACATACTTTGCCCAATTACTAAATGATTATCCGAATAATGAAATTCTTGGAGCAGTTATTGATGCAATAGACGGAGAATTAAGCACAAAAGCACCCAATACGTTAGCCACATAGTCTACTCCTGGACTCATGTCTCCAGCAGATAAAACCGTTATAGATAGTTTTAGTCCAAATATTGCTGAGACATTAACCCCATTAGCAAGCACTTTATATATAGCAAATGCTAAGCAAGAAAATGCATTAGGATGCTTGTTAAACTTTGAGCCTAGAATTGGTGCTCGAATTCGTACTACTAATTTATTAAATGTGAATTTGATTATTAGTGAATCATATCTTAGCGCGAGTGGAACGGTCACTTCAAGCATTAATGACTATTTAGGAGATTTTATTCCTGTTTCTCCAGGAGATGACATATATTACACTGGAATAGTTGGACCAACAACAGCATCTTCAGTAAACCGTCGTCTTCATGTATATACTGCAAATAAAACGTGGATTAAATAGATGAATTATGCTGGTAGTTTAAGAGTTGGAGATAGTTGGAGTGCGCATGGTACGGTGCCATCAAACGGCGCATATGTAAGAGTTTCTTGGGGTATTACAGATTATAATATTTAGATAACTGTTGGAGCTCCAAGCGGCTATATGCCTTATGAAATTACTCCATTTATACCTCTTTCTACTACAGAAGATCCTGGCACATTAACATTATCGCATTATACCGATTAGACACAAGCAACAGGATAGACCTATAATATTTCCATTCCATCTAATGCAGGCTCAATTTATGCTTGTTAGGTTGACCCTATTGCAGGAATTTTAACTTCTACTGCTGGATATATAGGGTCTTATAATGGAGAATCCTTGCCTGGTTAGTGGTTTTCCGATAGAGACACTTATGTTGAGAATACTTCGCCAAGCATTGGCGCACAGGTTATTTATATGCTTGATGAGGAAGATTATGTAGAATATAATCTTACACCTATAATAATTTCTATGTATTATCATACAAATTACTTTTGTTGTGATTAGAATAGTACAATATTGTCTTTTATTTATTATGCTGAGACTTTAGCAGCTAATCATATTACCGCATACGAAGGTATAAAAGTAGGAAGTATGGATTTTTCTGATGCGGATGTAGTGACTTGGAATAATACAGTGAATTTGATTTCTACTAAAGCAAATATAGACTCTCCAACTTTTACTGGAACGCCAAGAGCTCCTAATCCTACCATTGGAGATAGTTCTACTCGATTAGCAACTACAAGTTATGTTTCGGCAAGAATGAGTAATAATATTGCTCCTTCTGAATCAACTGCGAAAGCAACAAAAGACTATTCGGTTGGAAAGTATTTAATGTATAATGGATAGTTGTATAAAGTAATTAGTCCAATTTCAAATGGAGAATCTTTAACTATAAATACAAATATATCAGCAACAGATGTTGCTACAGAGTTGAATTTATTATTCTCTCAAATTTAAGATAAAGGAGATTTAATAAAAATGCAAAGACAAATTTATGAAGTATATGCGAAAGTCGTTGATAGCACCGGAGCATATAATACTCTAAGTGGTTATCCAAAAGTATTTGACTCTCGTTCTTATGATAATGATATAGACAAAACTTTAAAGCGCGCTACTGGTGAATTTGCTGATACATGGGGCGCTTTTTGTAAGAGAGATGATCATCAATTACAAATGGTTCTTTTAATGACCGCAAGTGGTTATGTTATTGATAAAAAATGCTTAGGAGATATTGCAGATTTACCTGATGAAGAAAGCTAAAAAAGGGGAGATACCTTAATTGGTATCTCCCCTTTTTTTATTTATTCTAAAAAGTAATTAGAAAATAAATTAAAAATCTTTTGCCAGTCTTCTTCTCTAATTCCACCACAGCGATACTTTTCCAAAAGGTTGTAATAACAGATTGTCAAATATTCGCTGTCCATCCATCCTCGATAAAGGTTATCAAAACTTACTTCATTCCAATCTGGCTTTAATGAAACTATTTTGTCCCATACGCTATTCATCGTGCGATAATTTCTGGAAGTCATTTCATCGCGGATTAGTTTGGAGTATGTGATAAAATGGTCAAAATCATAATCGAGAACTTTATTTACCAAGATATGATTTGGAGTACCCTTTGTTTGAATACTGCCAGCTATGGCGGAGCATTCTCTCCATTGAGCCACAAGCTGTTCTCTTGGTAATACGGAAATTAAAGATTTGTGCCAGAGACGAATGATAATCAACCCTCTTTCTAATATAAAAATTGTGTTGTTTCTAACTATAAATCCTGTATTGTAATTTTATCTTTCTGCGTATAAGGGATGCGAATTAATGGTATCTTATGATCTAGGCAATATTGATTTTTTTGTAAATCATGTTTTTGTGTTTTTTCAAAATTTTCTTGAGAATTCCATCCAGTTTTTGAGATATATTGTGAAAAATGTTGCTCTCCGTCATATTCAATTAAATACACTAATTGATTATTTTGAAAAATCCCAAAATCAAAACGCAGTTTTCTGCCGCTTTCACTGATTAAATCTTTAAAACTATACTAAGTTTTAAATAATATCTGATTTTTTCGTAATATTTCAGCAATAAGAATTTCTATTTTTGAATTAATACATCCACAACTCTACTATAACCCCTATCTAAGAGCGTCTCCTTTTACAGTGATTTTATTTCCACAATCACAAACACAATCCCAGTATAATCTTCTATCACTTCTAATTGATTTATTTAATACGGTTAGTTTACCAAACCTCTATCCGGTTAAATCTTCATAAAACTTTTTTGGATGAATTCCATTTTCTTTTAGCCTTCTACTTATTGTATCATTAGAACATCCAAAATATTTTGCTAATTCATAAGTATTCATTTTATGAGAAGTATAATTTTTTATAATAAAATTAATTTTTTCAGCATCCCACTAAATTCTTTTTCCAGGCATATTTATCACTTTCCTTTTTATTTTATTATATAATATTTTTTTAATAAAATAAAAGTGCGGCTGCCGGTAAAACGCTCTCTGTGATTAGACAAAAAGTTCGTTTTACCTGAGGCCGCACTTTTTATTTTAGTGGATACAGGCGTATCTCTCGCTGTCCAACTTATCGTACATCAGGTCGTACGCCGTGACGCCCTTGAGCACCTGTTCGAAGATGACAGGACTGAAGCCGGAGACGTAGCTCACATGGCCGGAGACACGCATAGGAATGTTGTCCTGACGAGCCTGAACATTCCAAAACACAAGGTTCGGCATCTTGTAGCCCGCAGCATTCCAACGCTTCTCGATGGTCTCGAAAAGGGTCTCGTTAGCGAACTGGCCACCGTAACTCCAGCGGTCGCGAGAACGACTGCCGCCGCGCACGCAGTCATTAAACTCCATGTCGGAGATAATGATTACGGAAGCAGGAATCTCGTCCTGAGAGCAGTGGTTCTGCTTCGCGATGCGGAGCATCTGGTCGAAGACAGCCTCGACGTTGGTGCTTCCACCCCAGTCAGAACGAACCATACGATTGATCTTATCGACGAAGTCGACACCCTCAATCTCCACAAAGGTAGGATCGTTGCTGAAGGTGAAAAAGTGGTTGGCGAAGTCGCCCTTATTGCGCTCGGCGCAATACATGGCGATAGACAGAGCGACAGCCAGAGGGTCGCCATACATGGAACCGGAAGTATCCGCAACGCAGATACCGTTGAAGGTGCAGCCCTGGAAGTAATCCGCGAGGTTCTCCCAGTACTTGTTGACCATCAGACGCTCAGTATCATCGAGAGCCTGAGACTTGCGGTTGCTACCATAGTAGTAGCCCCAGTTGCCGAAGGCCATAGCCTCCTTGACAACCTCGTAAGGATAGAGCGCCTTGGCGTTAACCTTGGTGTTCTTGTCCTTGGCGAAATCCTCGTAGGACTGGATATCCTTCTCGGATTTCATGCGCTCGAGATCATGACGCGCGAACGCGTTCTTGTAGATCATGCCAGCGCGAGAAGGAATCTTATCGAACTCGATCTCGTCCCAACGTCCAGCGGACATGAGGCGCTCCAGAACGCGGATGCGCTCACGGAGGATAGACAGAGTCTTGCGGTACTCCTTGTGGTTCATGCCCAGGAAGCGGCGAGTCTTGTCGGCCAAGACGCGGGAGTCGCGAGAGCTGGTGTTCTCGGATTTCAGCCACTTCGCCAGCAGGGAAGGAGTCTGACACTGGACATCAAGTTCCAGCTGCTTACGCATAAGCGTAAAAGCGTCCTTCTCCAGTGGAGTACCTACGAAGGTGTAGAGGTCGTCCCAGCGACCAAACTCGGGGACGTACTTGAGGTTCCGCCTCATCGCGGGAGTATGCTCGCGCGCAAGCCACTTGGTGACTATGCGGAAAAATCTGCGCTCGCCCTGTCCACCACGCACGTCGCGCAGATAGAACAGACACTTCAGCGCATATGCCTCATCCTCGTTAAATGCTTTCGCGAAGAGGTTGATAACATCGGCATCGGAGCGAGTTCTATATGCTCCACCGAGAGCGAACAGGTCGAGCAGACCGTTCAGGGTGGACTTATAGGTAAGAGCGCCATTCTCGGTATAGGTGTAGTTGGACTCACTCTTAAGAGCGCTCATAAAAGTATTCGCCATATTAATTTCTCCTTTTTCTCTTATTGATTTCCTCTTGGACAAGAGGATTTATAAAATCTT